TCCTGTAGTATAAGTATGCAGTGTGCTTGGAGTCCTCAATAAAGTATACATCAATAGATGATAGCAGTGTAAGGAACTCATCCTTAAAGAATCTCGTGTTGTCTGCAAAGTAATTGTAAATACTCATGTCATCCAACTCAATTAGATGTTCCAGGATAAAGTCTTTGATCTCTTTTTCTGAGGTGTGGTCGATGAGGTTATTGGTTACCCTCACAAAGACATAGTTCTTACTCCCTTCAGGACAATACTTATAGAATCCATTCTCCTCTAAGAATAATTTAAACAGTACATGAACTATCTTTATTACTCCCTTATCTGACTTAGTCCAAAAGGTTTGCTTCTTGTTCTCCTCCTCTACTTTATTTAATACAGAGTCTATAACTGCGTTGTCTAGATTCGACTCCTCCAACTGACAACGTATCTCTTTTTTTGATACCCCTCGTTTGAGTTTAACTTTTATAGTGTTCACTCTATCCTCATCCTCATAATACTTTGTTCCAAAGTTTTGAGTTTGTGCGTATGCCGAGTCGATGGTTCTTACTATCTCTCGGTATGTGAAATCTTCAGCTTGATACTTATTCATTACATGAATAGCTAATGCTTTGTTAACACCAAAGTCATTGAATGCTGCTGCAAGTACATAGGTATTGTGGTTTCTTTGTCCCTCATTCATGGGGTACTTTTTTTCCCACCACTTCTGAAGGATGTCTACGATTTTATTCTCATCAGTTATTGGGATGGTAGGTACATCTCTATACTTACTTACCTCCTTGTACTCAGGCTCTTCAATCTTATCCCACAAGTTAGACTTCTCATTGACATGAATCAAAGGGTCGTAACTTTCATAACAAACCCTTGATACATTCCTGGAGGTAACGTCAAAGTATTCTGAATTGAAATATGTTTTGAGGGAATTGAAATAGTTAATGTGATTCTCCTCATCTCTTGGTATCTTAACCAAGACTTTTAATCCATTCCCGGATGGAGATTCAAATACTGCGTACACATAATCGTTCTGCGAAAACAATTGCTTTGCACTCAGCATATCTTTTTTCTTTGGGTATCCATCAAAGTCTAAACAAATGATACCACTGTGCTCAACTAATGATACGTCATTACGTTTAGTAAACTTTCCGGAGAAACAAATAGCAGGTAGCTGCTTCTTCAACTCAAGCCTTTCTACTTTGTTTTTTTCTGTTCTTATTTTTTTGATCAGGTCCTTGGTGTTACCTGTGCCGTTTTTTATTCGAGATAAAATTTCGCTGATATCTCGATGGAACGGGGTGCTTGTGTCCTTGATGGACTTGAATATTGTAATAGTGTGTGTCATAACGATGTCGTTTTTATGTCAATTTTTTATTCCTAACTTACTGATAATCAAGGGGGGTGTCGATAATGCTATTTATTTTTCCTTCTATATAAAAGAAATAAAAAAATATATATAAATATATATATATAATATAGAGATTAAAATTGTCATTCGACACAGCAAAAAAGAGGGGACAGTTATCCCCTCCATTTAACTTACAAGAAATATTAGAATGGTAACTCATCCTTCTCTACTTCTTTTTTTGGCGTTGGTTTACTCTCTGCCTGTGGCTTTGGCTCAAAAGTATTGAGTGCATTGTATGGATTTTGTGTAGACTTTGCAATCTTAATTGTCCATCTCATACCATACTTGCCATCCTTTCTTTTCTTGGCATTTTGTTTTAAAAATGTAACAAACTCTTCCATGTCTGTTACTTCAACCTCATACTTCACAAAGTCAGGAGCATTCGGGTGTGGATTCCAGGTTCTTAAACCCTCTACAAAAACATTTTCTTCCATGTTTATATATATTTATGTGTCCTAAAAATTAAACATAACACAGGAGTAGAGTAGGACATAAACACTACCCCTATATTCTTATATATTACCTCTAATAATATAGTTACTTATCTCTTCAGTTGGATTTTCTCCAAAGAATTTATGATACACTTCAATCGCTCTCTCCACTTTCTCTTCCCCTCTTTGTAGTGCCTCTTCAGTTACATCAAACACACCTACCATCTTTGTAATCTTATCCACTACAATAAACTTCATTGGCTTACCAAATATCTCTTGGTATATGTATGCTTGACTGTCGTAATTAAACTTCCTTGCTGACCAATAGAAATCAGTTATCTTTGATGTGGTCTTTAGGTCTACAATAAACTCATCAGTAATGATATCAGCTTTGCCTTTCCACATCTGACCTTTGATTTCTTTTATTCCTGGTTGCTCGTATACGTTACCATCTGCATGGATCAAATCAAAGCATTCGTATTTACTGTTGACCTCCTCCACAAGTTCAACCACTTGCGTACATTCTTTACCTAATAAAGCGTGGTCCACTTGGTTACTCAAAAGAAACTCTTTATATGCTTTTGAATTTCTAGAAGCTACATCCACACATAGAGTCTGCATTGCTTTGTCCGGCTCTAAAAATGAATGATGAAAGTATCTACCAAAAGCAAACGCAGTTAATCTATTGGTATCATGTGTATCAGGTTGCCTAAATTGTTTAGGGTTGTTCAGTAGTTTATCTATGTCTGAGTTGCTGAGGTATTGCTTACCAAAGTCTCCATAGTATAGCGTGTCATCTTTTAATGACTCAATGATGTCCTTTGTCTTTGTCATTACTTATTATTTTTTTGGTTAGCACTTACTAATCTATCTATCTCTGCACTAATTGATTTTGAATTTAAACTTTCTTTAGTATACCCTTTACTCAGTTGTGTCATTACTTCCTCAAAGGAGTGTTTAGGATTCTTCTCTATCCATAACTTTACTTTCTTAAAATTAGGATGAGTCTTGGTTAACTTTATTAATCCACTCTCTTCCTTTGCTGGAGCAGTAGTTGGTGTGGGTACATCTTCTCCTGTCCATAAACTTAATCCTAATCCATGCATAGCTATTGCCTTTGCTGTTGACCTTTGGATTGTTTTGATTACATCAAAAGATGTTATCTTGTCTATGTGAATTGCTCTGTTTCTAAAGTCCATAATGGGTAGCATATCTATATGCTCAATGTCATTTACAATGATACCAATCTTTACATAAGCTGTGTTGCCATCGGTAAAATAGTTTAAGCCTGTGTGGTCGTGCTCATAGATTACTCTTTGTGCTGTTGGATACTTTGTTTTTAATAGAGACCAAGCGTTTGCCCAGGATAGATAATCTAATCCACCTTTCTTTTCTACTTTGTCCTTTACTGCGATGCTACTCAAGGTAGCAAATACTGATTTAGTTGTTGCCATTTGTATTTGATTTAATTAATAATTGATTTAACTTTTTTCTTATTGTATTGTACTCTTTTAATATCTCTGTTCGAGATTTCTTTAGTGACTTGATATGTTTGTCATTCTTTCTGCTGTTAACTTCTGATCTAATTTTACTTTCAATTAGTCCAAGTTTTCTTTTCTTATTTGATAATGACATCTTATATATACCAACCACCCATCCATACTCCATAAAAGTTTGGTAATCTGTTGTGCTTATCTCACGATAAAACACTCCTTTAGTTGTATTGAATATGTTCACTATGTTTTCTTCTTTGGTTATCTTTATCCCTTGACGTAGCCTACCAACATAACCTGGACCATCTACTTTGATGCTCACTTCATCGGTTGCTGCTTGGTAATATACATCTAAAAGTCTATACATTCTTGGGTTAGTTCTGCTAATTTGTTTTGACTATCCGGGTGGTGGTTGCTCATCCAATCAATCCATTTCTTTTTTCCATAGATAATCTCTGCATGGTCAGCATGGTATCCCCTTTCGCCCATGTATTTTTGAATGTAACTTACCTTAAAGTTTGGAGATTGTAAGCAGATGTAGTAGACCAAATGTCTTGAGTCTGCAATCAATTGCTTCTTATTTTTTTCAAACAATTCCTCCTGCTCTATGCCATAGAAATCACTTACTTTTTTTAGAGTTTTGTTGAAGACGTATTTCATTTGTTTTAAATTTAAGTTGTTGGTATAAATGTTCTTGATTTAATTGATGGTTGAGGTTATCAAACCTCCCCTCCATCGTTTCTTTTTCTCTTTGTTCGAGAAAGATGTCCTTTGTTCTTTTCATTATTTAATAGTTTATCAACCTGGTGTTGTAGTTTTTGAATGTACTTTCTATTGGGTGTACCTTTCATTTTTTCTCGTAAAATTTTATTAAAAATATTATTAAATTTCATGCTAATATTTGTTTAAAAATAGTAAAATATTTTCATTTATCCAAGCCATGTTTCTCAATTGATAATCTTAAATCTTCTACCAATTGTTTTGCTTTACACAGTCCTAAATAATTTTGAGATGCCTTCTTGTAAAGGTAGTCCTGATTTGTACTGTAGAGTATTTTGTCTTGTCTTGTGCTGCCATTTCTGATGTGGTCATTCAATTGTTTTTGAATGCGAAACAGTTCCTGGATTAGTTGCTTTTGATTCATGACCTTATTGCTTTTAAATATTTAATATATAAGGCACAGTCAAAGCTGTCCCAATACTCTACCCAATCTGCGATGTTAGTTGCTTTCATCTTATCTTAATTTATAAATTCTTATTTTGTATTTGAATATGTTTAATCTGAATATTGTTTTGTATCTGCTCATAGTTTAAACTTTTTTATTATCTCACATAATACACCAACCACAATGCTATTTCCCGCTTGACGATACGCTTGAGTATCGCTACACTTCCAGGTAAAAGTTTCCGGGAAATCCATCAACCTAAAACATTCTCTTGGTGTTAGTCTTCTTACATTTGTTTTACTTCCTACCAAAGCAGGCATAGTAGAGATGTCTGTTTCTGAATGTCTACGACTTGTCATGCATGGACTAATGTTATCCTTTCTTATTCGTAAACCCTCATCGTTTCGGTAGTCTGCTATCCATGTCGCTTGGTTGCAACCTGTGTCTAATGTTTGAGCAACTCCCTTACCTACTCGTCCTCTCCTTGTTTCTGATGTAGGTATTGTTATGTTGATTGAGTCTCCCTCTTTTGCAATTTCGTACCCCTTTTTTGTAGCAGATTTTACCTCCAAATATGGATCAGTAGGTCCACATTTATAGTACCTTGCTAATACTGTAGGCGATGATTCACTCTCTTCTACTAAAGGAGTAAACTTATAATCTTTTGCTTGAGGTCTTGTGATAAATGTATTGACAAGTTTAGTGCTTAAAAAATACTTATCGTCCACAGCTTCTTCCAATACATCTGCTAATTTTTTTGTTAGTGGTTTGTCTTTTGGAAATGTGAAGCTATTATCCACATCATCTCTTATTCCTATAATGAAAACCCTATCTCTATTTTGTGGAACATTCGCCACCTTTTTTGAATTCAATACCTTATAATATATATGGTAAGGAACACTATCTTCTTGAGGAAATAAAATTGGTAAACCATTTATTGACTTACCTCCTAATAAGTTTATCCATTCCTGGAAAGTATTTCCCTTGTCATCTGAAAGTAAACCCCTCACATTTTCAAAAATAAAAAAGCGTGGCTTGTTCTCTTTGATAAACTCATGGCTATTAAAAAATAATATTCCCCTCTTGTCTTTTTTTCCAAGGCGTTTTCCCGCCATTGAGAATGCTTGACAAGGAGGAGATGTCATATAGATATCTAAACTCTCTTTTGGTATTTCCCTTTCGTATACATCAGTAGGAAAGTAGGTGGGTTCTCCATAGTTCTCCACATAAGTTTCCCTTGCATACTTGTCCATGTCACAAGCAAAAATTGTTTGGTATGCAATGCCTAATCTATGTAACGCTTGGTCAAACGCACCTACTCCTGAAAAATCACTTCCTACTTTTATCATGCCTCCTTAATTGTATAATGATTGATTAATATATCAAACTCAAGTTCACTCATTTCATTCATGTTCTCCCAATGAAAGTATCTCGTACCCCACTTGGTTGTTGCCACATAGAAAATGGTTTCTTTACCTTGATTATAATATACTTTGCTGTTGTCGTGGCTATAGACTACCACATCTTTAGTTAATTCTTGTACACTCATTTGTTTTAAATTTTATTTTATTTTACGAATTTAAATATAATATTTTACAATTCCTAATCGGCAGTTTCCAATATGGTTTCCTTGTTTCCAACTATGAAGTGTGTTCCATCCCATCGTGCAATTATGCCATTGCTTAACTTAAAAACCTCGTCATTATCATCTACTTTTTCTTCAACTCTTTGATCGGGATTGTACATATTATGGTTGTCCCATTCGTACATGGAGTGGTCTATTTTATACCTCACTTTCATTCCCACTTTTACCTCTCCTTTTTTTAGTCCATACCTACTTGGTATAGCATCAAAAACCTCATCCAAATCATATCCTTTTTCTTTGATAATCCTAGAAGTCCAGGAAAACTCTTCCTCTTTTGTCTTAAACTTTTTAGAGGTAACCCACTCGTTTCCGAGTGGGGTTATGAATACATATATACTTCTTTTCATTCTATTTGTTTTGTAATATGAACATTGTGATGGTATCTCCATACGTTCCATCAGACGCTTTTAGTTGTGTAAAATAAGACTCAAATGTTAGCCATTTTACTTTGTTAAACTCTTCTTCTAATGGCACAACTAATGCCTTGATTCGTGGCAGTAATGCCTTGTAAATGTTAGGATAAGATTTCTTAATCTCATGCTCTGTAAATTGTTTCATTGTTCTCATATGTTTATGTTTTTATCCCACAAATCCCCCCTTAAAACTAATTAAGGGAGGCTCTGCTGGAGACTTTCTTACCTACTCTTCATCGTATCCTTTCGCCTCAAGAACAAAGTCAACGTTACTCTTTAAAGAGTCTTCCATCATTGACTCAACCTCATCCAATACATCCTCACATTGCTCCTCATCCAAGGTGTCTTTTCTTCTTAATACATCAGTATCTTTGAACATAAATATTCTATATCCAAGTTCCTCACGCAAGTATTTGATGCCATCCATCGCACTCTCAAATGGGGTTGCAAAATCCCAAAATATTTTGTGTAACATATCATCAGTTATCCATGATGCTATTCTATGTTCTCCATCCTTTTGAGTGTCGAGATATAACTCACTTACGACTTGATGATTCAATGCGTACTCAAAAAGTTTTTGATCGCTTTTCATGTACTCTTTTTTAAAGTGTTCCAAGTCATCTCCTTGCATGAAATTTAACCCTACAATGCACCCATCATTGTCGTATTCTTTGTACACAATTCTATCGTTTGGTTTGTTGTACTTTACCTCTATTTTTGTTGTCATAACTATTTATTTTTAATTATTTCGTTTAACTCTTCTACTATCTCTTCCAATACATTTGTTGGTAAGTTGGAAACATTCTCCACTTCTGACTCTAACCACATTGTTTTAATAGTTGAACTATTTTTAATTGTGTTAATAAGTTCTCTACGCTTGATATAGTTAATAACTTCCTCAATCGTATCGAATTCAATTGTTTTGTAGTTGTCGTGGTTACCGTTAGTTACAATGCTAAACTTTGTCCATTCTTCATATGGAATCCAAATAGAACCATCCGAACTATCAGTTTGCTCATTATACCATCCATCAATTCCAAGGCTATCGCCCTCGTCATTATGCCATGATAAATCAATTGTTTTGATGTTGGCTTCCAATAATCTTTTTGAAACCTCTGTAGTCACTTTTGGGGTGTGATAACCCATTTCATTTTTGCTCATTTTTATATGTTTTAAATTTGACATTGACATCCATGTTTCACAACATTAATGTTTCGGATACTCAATCCATCATCAGAATGCCTATAATTTTATATAAACTTCTTCCCAAACATTATTAGTCCTTGCAATAATCTTTTCGTTTTTTAACTGTTGAATTATGCCTCTAACTAACAACCAATTTTTAATAGTTGTTACTTTTTTTATTTCCTCAACTATAACTTTCCATTCCACTCCATCTTTAGTTATAATTTCTAACAACTTACTTCTGATTTGATTTTCTTTTTTCATTTGATTTATTTTATGTAGTTTATAATGTCATATACTTTCTTGCACACTTTGTTCTCATTGGTATCAAAATGCAAATCCTCAATCTCACTTAATAGTTCGTTAATCTCATTAACAACTGATTTGTTCATAGCCTTGAAATCATTTTCAATCCATATGTCATTGAGGTGTTGTAAGCCTCTTAAATGAGCCTTTTTCTCCTTTAGATTTTTAGTGAAAATGTCATCGTTAATTATAGTCACATCCTTTTTTAGAATGTCGATTCTTGGCATCCCATAAAACATCATTTCATGCTCTGATTCTCCTTGATAATCTGATTGGATTCCATCAATCATAAATGGTCGATTGCTTTGTAAGGTAAAACATAACTCCGATGTTGACTTACCCTCGATTACTTTAAATGTTCTTTTCATAGTTTTAAATTTTATACCTCCAAAACCTCCCAACGAACTAACGAGGGGAGGCACTTGGAGTGAGGTTGGTTTCTAATCCAAAATCTGCTTTGCTTTCTTTTTTAGAGTCTTCACATCATTCTCGATTGCATCTATTTCAGAGTACGATAACTCATAAAATTTACGATAAGCAAAAACAGCTTTGCTCTTCATATTTGAGTGATGGATTGAATCCAAATTGTTCCACTTCAACTCTTGTTTGTTGAATACATAACATCTTGCACTTGATTGGAATCCAACGCTATCGATGTCGATGTGGATTTTAATCTTGTTACCATCGTGATTGTAGATTCCCTTGAACTCTACACTTTGTCTTCCATTGAAGTACGTTTCTTCTATTTTTCTCATAGTTTTAATTATTTAGGTATTCGTTAGTAAAAAAAGCCTTTAATGAATCAAGAGTGAACTCCTTTCTCCATTGGGTGGTTTGCTCAACCCATACGCCTTGGCGTGTTTCAAATGCGTTACCATCGTTTATCCACGATTGGAAATCTTTTAATTGTTCTTTTGTCATATGTTTAAAATTTAATTGTTTATACCTCCAAAAGCCCAAGACTCGAAAGAATTGGGCTACTTGAAGTGAGGTGGTTTATTTCATATACTCTCTTGGATTAAACTCTTTTAAGTCTTCAACTAAACTCATATTGTGAGACTTCATAAAGTCTTGAGCATTTTCCCAAGTGTACGCTATCGTGTTTGATTTAGGAACGTATGCACAAATAGAATTCTCTCCATAATAGTAATCTAAACCATGGATATTATTACTTTTCCTACCATGAATATCTAATACCATTGCAATATCCATAAGTTTTATCTCCTCTATTCTTGATGCAAGAATTAACTCAATTGTCCTAACTTCAATAAGTGCGTTTACTTTCTCCAATGTTTTCTCATAATCTTTATTGAGTGTTGAATTAGGTACACTCTTTATGGATTCTTCCATGCATATTTTAATGTGGACTAAATCAATTGCATTTAATTTTACGTTTTTCATAGTTTTATTTTTTTAGGGTTTTACGGATTGATGAATAAAATTTAAATGAACCAAATGATAGTAAGGCATAAAAAATACTTAATGCGATTTTAACTATCATCTCGTTTTCTCCTCTTGGATTGTTGAAGTCAACAATCGCTAAGAATGATGCTACGCCAAGGGCTATAGACTGTAATAATAAAAAATTCTTGAGTGTTTTCATATGTTTTGTTTTAAATTGTTATTGCAAATATAAAATTATTCGTGAAATAAAAAAAAATATTCGTAAAATATTTGATCATTTTTACGCATCTTTTTATATATAGTTACACAATCATTCTGAAAGCCTTGTAAAATATACGTAAAACACTCGATGAATTCCGACAAAATAATTTATAATTCTTGGAGGGCTTGAGGGGGTTATCCTTTACCTCTCTATGGTTAAAGGTATATAACCTATATTCTATAAGGGATAGAGGGGAAGAGGGGGGAGGGGTAGGGGAAGGTAGGGCAAAACTCCTGCAGGCCAGGCCTGGCGTGGGGTACAGAGCGATGAGGGGTGGTGCAAGTCAAGGGGGTGGCAAGGGTAGTCAACAAAAACGCCAAAAAATCCGAGTGAACCAACCTATTTGTTGAGGGGGGGTGCTCAAAAAAATGTCATTCTCCTGATCGGGGTGTTGGCGTAAATGCTATATATAACCCAATACCTCCAAGCATCTAAAAAAAATTTGTATCTTTGTTATTATAATACTACGACTATGAATGATTATGTAAACGGCTTATATGTAAAGAACGGTAGGTTAATTAATGACCGCCCTGATGGTATAACAGGAATTCAAATGGCGGCTAATGCCAGGAGAGGAATAAAGAAAGCGGAGCGAGTTGCTGAGATAGCAGAGGGTATTCGCATGGCAGAGGAGATGAAATCCATGGACGATATGATCCGAATAAAAGTTAAGAAACTCTAACAACGATGTCCTTAATGTTGTTCTAACGAGAGGGATACCTTTATGGTGTCCCTTTTTTTTGTATAATCGTCCCATATTGTGTCGGTACTATGTCGATTCTGTGCCGATTATTTTTAGTTAACTTATTGATAATCAGTAGTAGTGTCGATAATGTCAATTATTTCTCTTCGTATATTAATTATAATAATAATAATAATAATATATATATATATAATAGTAGAAATTTTTTCGACATTCGACATATGATATATTTTTTTATCTTTGCTAAAATTAAATTTAATTAAATATGCAGCAACATGGATACACTCCAAAGGATTTAAACTTTGGGGATGAAGGACGATCAAAGTTAAAGAGTGGTATTAAGAAAATATCAGACGCAGTAAAGAGTACCCTTGGTCCAAGAGGGAATACTGTTTTAATAGAATCCCAACATCACACATCAGGAATCACAGTCACCAAGGATGGTGTCACTGTAGCAAAGTCAGTTGACTTGATAGACCCGGTTGAGAACCTGGCAGTAAAGATGATGAAGGAAGCAGCAGATAGAACTGCGAGTATTGCGGGTGATGGAACGACAACAGCGATAGTATTAACCGAGGCTATTGTAAATGCGGGAGATGAATTAATAACAGACAAGCATAACAGGACAGAGGTGTTAAGGGCGTTGAACTTTGCCAAGGACATAGTAGTAGAGGCATTGGATGGGGACTCAATTGAGTTGACACCTGAACGTTTAAAAGATGTGGCCACTTTATCAGCGAACAACGATGACAGTATTGGAGAGTTGATAGCAGAGACATACAGTGGTATAGGAAAAGATGGCTTGGTTACAGTGGAGAAGTCACAGAGTTCCGAGACTTATGCAGAGACCACCAATGGATTGAAGGTAGACAAGGGGTACTACAGTGAGTTGTTTGTAAACAATCAGAAGAAGGACGAGTGTATACTTGACGATGTTCATGTGTTGGTATCCGGAGCAGAGATAAGTAACATCCTACAGATTGAGAGTATACTCAAACCAATTATATCTGAGGGTAAGAAATTATTATTGATAGCACCATGTGGTACGAATGTGGTAAACACCTTGGCTGCGAATGTCATGAAGAATGGTTTAAAGATATGTGCGATACAGCCACCTAACTTTGGATACAAGCAGCACGAGCTGATGAGTGACATTGCTATAGCAGTGGGTGCGACATACTTCAGTGAGAAGACAGGGGATGATTTGAGTTTAATAAACTTCAGTGACTTGGGTCATGCAGCTAGGATTATTGTGGGTAGAGACTCATCTATTATTATTCGTTCCCAGGAAGACAATGCGGTGATAGACAAGAGGGTTGAAGAGTTATGGGAAGCTGAGAAGCTAGCCAAGACAAAGGTAGATAAGGAATTTATAAAATCTCGGATTGCCACCCTTACGGGCGGCATAGGTGTTATCTATGTTGGTGGGAGTACAGACATTGAGCAGAAGGAGTTGTATGACAGAGTAGATGATGCAGTATGTGCAGTACGTTCAGCTTTGCAGGAGGGAATACTTCCTGGAGGGGGAGTAGCCTTAATGAAGTATGCCAATACATTTGACACGATGGGTAATGAGGACAAGAACATTGACGCATCGAACATGATCATGAGGAGAATACTTACCGCACCTGCACGACAGATACTTGCGAATGCGGGGAAAGACTTTGACAAGATATACAAAGACACTCCTCCTGCATACCATGGCTATGATGTGAAGGGAGAGAAGAAGGGGAACTTGGTTGACATGGGGATAGTAGACCCGGCTAAGGTAACCAAGAACGCATTAATTAATGCGATGTCAGTAGCGACAACGATACTAAGTACAAATGCAATAATCACAATGGCTAGGAGTTATGAAACCAATTAACAAATACATTATCATCAAAGAGATAAAGGAGGAGCTAAAGACCTCAACAGGATTATTGTTATCTGCTGAGGACAGTGACAAGTTTCGTTATAAGAAGGGCGAGGTAATTGCTCCTGGAACTGAGGTGACTGTAATCAATAAAGGGGACAAGGTGTACTATGACAAGAGGGCAGGTCACTCGATGTTAGTGGATGACAACCCGGTAACGATTATTCTTGAGAGAGATGTCGTTGTTGTCTTATAAACTCATTCATCTTAATAATCATATTGCGATAAACTTTGTCGGTGTACTTCACATTCTTTTTAAACATCGGATTGGTTTGATGGTCAACTGACAGTTCATCACCACTGAGTTTGTCGTACATATCTTTTACCACTCGTTTTGATTTTTGTGACAGTTGGTATATTGTTTGGAACTTTTTTTTCCGGGGATTAGTCTTTGGTTTGGAGAACACTTCGATCCATCCATGTGAGAGTAAATCATCAAAGCGTCTACTGTTCCAGGGATACACTTCTGTAAATCTATCAAAGTCTCGTTTAGTAAAATACTTTTCTGATCTAAGGAATATAAGTGTTTCTAGTTCTGCAGGCTTGAGGTTATTCTTTCTAAGGATGTAGTATCGTATTACTCGCCAATACTTGAGGTAATCATCTTGAGGCATTAAATTATATTTTATTAAATTTGTAGAACAAATATAAAAAATCATGGCAATAAAAACCAAAATGACCACTAAGAGTGGTACACCTCAAATAAAAGATTGTAGTCAATTTAAAGCATTCAGTCAACAAAAAAAAGCGTGTAAACTAGCTAACCAAGAAATTATTAACAAACAAAAAGCAAAAAACAAATTAATTAATCAAAAAGGTAAAACCTTAGCAAAGGAAGAAAGAAAAAAAAGACGATATATGTAATTTTACATATTAAATTTTATCATTATCTTTGTTGAAAGAAAAATAAATTATCATGCCAACAGTTACATACAAATGCCCTGACAGCGGAAAGAAGAAAACCAAAAAGTTTGCTTACAATGCAGTAGGTAAAGCACAAGCGTCAGAGTTTGCTAAGAACATGGGAGGCAAAATAAAAAACAACCCTGGCTACGGCATGGAAATTAAATACTAGTATTATGAAAAAACAAGGTTACAACGCAAGACTTGATGAGTCAATAGGTGGAAGACACAAAGGAGCTCACAGTCAATCAATGAAAGACAGAAGAGACGAAAGTAAAGCTATGTCTAAAAAAATGTACGGTCACTCTTATGGAGCAGACAAAGGGATGTCTTATCGTCATTCTCATCCTGAGTGTATTCACTATGTAGGAAAACATCTTACAGGATTAATTAAGAAGTAATGGCTAAGAAAGGTAGAACTAAATTTCCTGAAGTTAAGAAAGCTGATCAGGGAAAGTTCACTAAGTGGGCTAAGAACAATGGCTTCAAGGATGCGTGTAGTGCGGCTTCAGCAGTAATGAAGAAGACAGACAAGTATTCAAAGGAGGTTGTTGCTATGGCAAACTACGCTAATAACTTTGGATGTAAAAGAAAATAACTATGCACAAGAACAAGTCAAGAGGTTTCGGAGACTCGATAGAAAAGTTTACTACCAAGACAGGTATAAAGTCTGTAGTCAAGAAAGTAAGCAAGGCTGCCGGAGTTGAAGACTGTGGTTGTGGAAAGAGAAGGGATACCTTAAATAGAATAATACCTTATAAGAAATGAAAAGAGATTTATCATCACCATTATCTATATCTGTTTTCAATAAAAATGGAAACGGTAAAAATAAAAAAATGGCAAGTCCTATGTGTAAAAAAGGGATGGATGCATATGATTCTTTTATTAAAAAAGGAAAGACTCCTCAACAAGCAAATAAACTTGCGAGTAAACTTTGTAAATAAAATATAAAAAATGGCATATCAAAAATTACAAGCCGGCAGGGCGATAGATGTTATACCTGCAGACAATGTACCAATCCCCAACCCTGCAGCAGAGGCAGCAGTGGGAACAACTACAGCAGATGGTAGAGCAAGTGACCAACTTATTGATGCTAATGCTACATTCTTAACGGATAACATTAAGGTTGGTGATATTGTATACTCAGCAGATGGTGTTGCAGGTACTGTATCTGTTGTAAATAATGACACGACTATCACAGTTACTAATGTCTCAACGGGCGGTGCAGCATTTAACACATTAAGAAATTATGCTATATACTCACAAACAGACAATCCATCAAACGGATGTTGCTTGTATGTAGGGGATGTAACAGGAGGTGCTAACATTGAGGTTAGCCCTGTAGCAAATGGTGGAAATCATATACTAAATGGAAAAATTATATTCAAAGGTGTTAATGCCGGACAATTCATTCCTGTTAATGTATACAAGGTCTACAAAACAAACACAACGGCAGCGTCTATTATAGCATTATGGTAGGACAAGGACTAGCCAACATGATAGGAAACGCTATCACAGGCGGTGTTCCAAGTGGTGTATCTTTCAATAATAAATACTCATGTGACTTTGACGGAGTTGACCAATATGCATTAATTAATGTTTCATTAACAAGTACCACAGGTTCTTATAGTTTGTGGGTTAAACCTGACTTAACTAATGATAGGTGGGTGATAGCAAGTGATGCTAATACTTACAGAACTTTTGTTGGTATTAGAACACTATCCAATGGAAAGGTGAGGGCACAAGTGAATTTAAGTTCAAATGAAAAGTGGAAACTTGAAACTGATAATGCAGTATTAAATGCGTCTAATTGGACGCATATAGTTTTAACGCACAATGGAACGGAGGCAAAACTTTATATTGATGGGAATGCAGTAGCACAAACTTTTATTTCATCTGCTGACAAAACCGCTTGGTGGAATGATTTCTCAGCAACAATTACAAGAATGGGAGCTTGGTTAATTAGCGGTTATGGAAATTTATATTGGGATGGTTTAGCAGATGAGGTTGGACTTTGGACAACGGAAATATCGGCAGGTGATGTGACTGCAATTTACAATGGTGGAAAACCCCAAAGCCTTGATTCATATTCACCATTAGGTTGGTGGCGTAATGGGGATAATAATGGAGGTTTAGGCACTACAGTAACTGACGAAGGGAGTGGTGGTAATAACGCAACACTTGTTAACGGAACAAGTTTTAGTACAGACGCACCTTAAAAATATACTATGCAATTAAAAGGAGCATTTCAAACATACGCAACAATAAGTTTAAATGACTTATCAAAGATTGATTTCTCACAGATAGGAGAAACGTCAGAGGACACAATAAGAAAAAATTTATTAGACCCACCCACACAGTTTGTGGTTAAGTGGGATGTTGAGCCTACCTTTATTGCGGATGGCACAGTTATACCTGACGGCTTGTACACTCATGAGGAATGTTTAGAGCTAATGGCTACAAGCACATGGTCCTTACCTGAGCCAATATAATCTAGACGTTCCTTAAAATTTTGTATATTTGTGATAATTAATTAATAGACAATTTTTTATGTCATGAATCTATCAGAAAGAACTAAAATAACTTTTACCCCTGCTAATCTTATTTCACTTATAACTACAGTAGCAGCAGTAACAGGTATATGGTTTCACCTTAATGGACAAATTGAAGAGGCAAAAGAACTACCTAGAAATAAAAACGATAAAATTGTAAGAGAAGCTGTTCTTAAAATGAATAGTGATATGCAATATATTAAAGACGAGATAACTGAAATAAAATCTCGACTTGACAAAATGGAAGAAAGACTTTACCAACTAAAATAAAATATGAATCTAATAGACGAAATTGCTTTAACAAAAATACAACAAGTATTTGCGGAAAAGAAATATGCATTCTTTACCAAAGGAAACTATAACCTAAACATAATAGGAGTACGAAGTCCTATTAAAGAAGCGAACAGCTTTGACGATACCATGCTTGTTATATACAAGAAGTATGACAAGTGGGTTATAAAAGAATATCCTATAACTACAGATGCAGGATTGTATTGGTTAGAACATCCCATGAATAAGAAAGGCACAGCTATACTTGTTCCTAATCAGTATCGAAGCACCTATAAAATTGATGGGCATGGCACTACAAGGTACGAAGCCTTGTGCCAAAGACTAGCCAATGTTGAAGTGTATCGAGATGACAACAAGGATCAGATACTAGACTTTGATGATGTAACAAAAGAGTGGGGGATGTTTGGTATAAACATTCATCGTTCTCATCCTTATCATGATAGAGATACAGTAGATAAATACAGTGCAGGTTGCCAGGTGTTTCAAAACATACACGACTTCAAGGAGTTCATGACTCTTTGCAATACCTCATCTAATCTATACGGCAATAGTTTTACCTATACTCTTTTATTAGAAAGTGATTTACTATAATTAAATTTAGTTATCTTTGTATAAAATCTAATACAATGAAATTAACTAAAGAAGAACTAGGACGAGTTCAAGAATTAAACAATTCGTTCACTCAAGCAAAGTTGGCTCTAGGAGAGTTAGAACTAAAACGCCATGGAATGTTACAAGAAATGGATAAACTTAGACAAACTTTTGGTATTGAGGAACAGAAATTAATTAGTAAATACGGAGCTGATTCTGTTATTAACTTACAAACAGGAGAGGTGACAGAAAAGAAATAATATGTCAAAGATAAGTAACCAAAGTGCATATCCTGCAGCAACTCCTGTCAGTGGAGATTATTTAATTGGAACAGATGTTAGTGATAGCAACGCAACCAAAACTTTTACAGTTGGATCAATTGCTGCATTAGTACCTGCTGATACATTATCAGAAGTATTAACCGCAGGAAATACTGCTACTAACAATATACTCCTTACAGGCGATATTACTTGCACAAATATTATTCCAACAAATATTAAAGATAATAATGGGAATACAGGAACGGCAGGACAGCATCTTGTTAAGAGTGCAGCGAATGCACTTGAGTGGGGCACAGGAACAGCCGACACATTACAGAACGTATTAACTGCAGGTAATACTGCGACAAACGATATTAACCTTACAGGTGATATTAACTGTACAAACTTAATAGCAAGTGCAGGAGTAACAGGAACACTTGTTGTAGGTAATACTTCGGTTACTACTCCATTGGTTAGACCAACAAACATTGAGGACAGTATAGGCTCCACAGGATTAGCAGGACAATACTTACGTTTTCAACCCGGAGGAATTGTGTGGGAAACTGTAGGGGCAAACACTTTGCAAGAAGTATTAACTGCAGGGAACACTGCGACAAGTAACGTTAATCTTACAGGGCAGATTAATCTAACCGGAGCTATTATAGCAACGGGTGATATAGGTGGTGCAGGTCTAACAGCAACAACTACCGTTACTACCCCTACGTTAGTTGCTACCGACATTGAAGATAATACAAACTTAAATGGAACAGCAGGACAGTATCTTCGTAAGTCTGCAGCAAATGCTTTAGCATGGGAAACTGTAGTTCCATCTGTTGCAAATTTAAGCGCTGTATTAACTTCAGGTAATACTGCTACTAATAATATAGTTTTAACAGGTGACCTTACCGGAACAGGTGACATTACTCGTATTGGGTCAATGAGCTTAACAGGTGACATATCAGCAACGTTCAGTATAACAGCATTACAGCAAATAGAAGCGGGGTCTTATTTAAAGGGTAGTGCTGCTAATGCTTTAAAACTTCCTAACCTTCAAGCATATGCTGATAATACAGCAGCAGCAGCAGCAGGTTTAGCAGTGGGAGATGTTTATGTAACAACTGCAGCTAATACAAATGGACAGGGAATATTAATGATTCGTTTCTAATGGATATTAGAAAAATTTCCATTGGACCTGACTACAAGTCCGGAGCGATGCACTACTTGGTAGGGCAAGACGTTCTCAACGGAAGTTACAAAATACATCTTATAAAATTTGATGAGATAAAAAAATCATTTAAGATTTGGATTATAAAATCCAATGAAGTAGTTTTATGGAAAGAGTTTACTTCTCCTATTCCTATTTCAATAGAGTATAACATAAACTTTTAATTATGAAAAACAGATTAGTATCAAACTATGTCACTACAATAGTAGGGCTTTTAATTATGGCTTTTTGCCTAGTAATGATTTATACAGGTAAAGCTGATAGCACTGACATGAGTGGATGGTTAGCCGTATCTTTATTATTCTTACGATCTAAGGATTCCTTAATTGCGTTACCTAAAGATGACAAAGGATAAGGATGATATATTAACAATGCGAAACATTGTAATAGCTTTATTAGCTTTATTACTTTGTATTAGTGGTTGTTCTGCCTGGAGTAATTATAAGAAACTTAAACATTTTGAAAGTCAAGTTAAACAATTAACTACTGAAGGACAGAAGTTCGAGATAATTAAAACCGAGAACGGCAAGTTAATAGCTCAACAAAAGCAATTAATCCTTACCCAAGAACAGGCTATCGACCAAGGGTTGGCAGCCTTTCTTCGTTTAAAGAAGTTAGAAAGCCATGTTAAGGTAAAAACAGTAACAAGGCTTGATAGTATTTTTGTTCCATATATAAAAGACAGTATTGTAATGAAATACGATACAGTGTATATGGACACCACTACACATCTAAGTTCTATTACTGTTCCTAAAAAGTTTAGTCTTCTTGACGAATACTATTCTATTGGAGGAAGAGTAGAAGAAGATGGGGTGGTAGTAGATAGCATGAAGTTGTTTAATACAATGAATGTAAATATTGGTCTACAGTCGCAGGGACTTTTTAAAAAACCTAAGCCTGTAGTAATGGTAGACTATGACAATCCATATGTAAGCACATTAGGATTATCGAATGTAGTTATAAAAGACCATAAGAAATTTTATGACCGAAAGTTATTTTGGTTTGGAGTAGGGCTAATTAGTGGTGCTACGACTACAGCTTTATTAATTAAATAAAATTAAATGCAATCACCTGATAGATTCATAGTTAAACCTGTGAAGGGAAGAAGGTATAATAATACCAAAGAGATAGGAGGGTTAGAGTTTATTACTAGCACTTCTGAAGAAGATTTTAAGTTCTCTAATAGAGAGGCAGAGGTTATATCTGTACCTTTAAATTATAAAGGAGAGATAGAGCCAGGAGATATTTTACTTGTTCATCACAATGTCTTTAAGTTTTATAACGACATGAAAGGCAGAAGACAGAGTGGTAGAAGTTTTTTTAAAGATGATTTGTTCTTTATTGAATACGATCAGTTCTTTATGTATAAAAAAAATGGGAAGTGGAATGCGTTTGGTAAAAATTGTTTTATTAAACCATTAGATGCCCAAGACACTTTTATTAAGAAAGGTGTTAAGTATGAACCATTGAAAGGAATTGTTAAGTATATTAACAAAGAACTTGAGGTATATGGTGTACAAGAAGGAGATGAGGTTTCATTCCAACCTGAAAGCGAATATGAGTTCAGAGTGGATGATGAAATATTGTATAGAATGTTTACTAACAATATAACATTTGTAATGTAATGGATACGTTTGAGATATTAACACAGTATGGAGTATTAGGCATATGGGTTCTGTATGCCATTACTCGTGAGCGTTGGTTACTCAGAAAGATTGAAGAGATATCTGAAAGGTCTACAAGAGAAAGAGAAGTATGGCATAAAGAAAGGGAACATTTCCTTAGTCAGTGTCATAGGGAAAGAGAAAACTTTATAAAGGAGATTGCAATGATACGTCTTGAAGAAAGAGACTTCTTTATTAAACAAGTTGAAAAAATATTAAGTGAAACAAATGGAATCAAATCAACTCAAACTAAAAATAATAGAGGCAGGAAAAAAAGCAGTTAAAGAATTAATAAAGGTTGCTCAAGAGGAAATAATAAAGCCTGATCCTGAAGATGAACTTGCGGCAGATAGATTAAAGAATGCTGCAGCTACAAAGAAGTTAGCCATCATAGATGCGTTTGATATTTTAAAACGTATAGATGAAGAGAAAGAAAGATTAGATTACGAGAGTAAAGGAACAACACGAACAGACACAAAACAAGGATTTGCAGAACGAAGGTCAAAATAGTTTATATAAAGTAATAAAAGATTATATTACTCCTAAAGTTTTATCTCGTAAGAATAGAACTAAGTCCTGGGACTATGGATACAATAAGGAGTATGACTTAGTGGTAATTTCTAAAGATGGTGTGATAGGAGAAGTAGTTTGTATTAGTGGTTTATATATTGGATTACCCAAAGCTCCTAAAGAAATAAAAAAAGGTGCAAACTATTGGACACGAAAAGAATACCCAAAACATTTAGAAAGAATTAATAGTATCTTCCAATGGAATGAAATGCCACGAGAGTTTAAAGATAAGTGGGTAGACTACATTGAAGAAGAGTTTGATAATAGAGAAGAAGGCTATTGGTTTTTAAACAACAACATTCCTACCTATATTACAGGAGCACACTATATGTATTTACAGTGGACTAAGATTGATGTAGGTTATCCGGACTATAGAGAAGCTAATCGTATATTCTTTATATATTGGGAAGCGTGTAAAGCTGATAAAAGATGTTTTGGTATGGTGTATTTAAAGATAAGACGTTCCGGATTTTCTTTTATGGGATCAGCAGAAGCGGTTAACACTGCAACCATTGCAAGAGATTCACGGGTGGGTATATTATCTAAGACAGGTTCAGATGCAAAGAAGATGTTTACTGATAAGGTAGTTCCTATATCTCAGCACTTACCATTCTTTTTCAAACCTATTCAAGATGGTATGGACAGACCAAAGACTGAGTTAGCTTATCGTGTGCCTGCATCTAAGATTACCAAAAAGAATATGCATGAGATAGGAGAAGATGAGATGGAGGGATTGGATACGACTATTGATTGGAAAAATACAGATGACAACTCTTATGATGGTGAGAAGTTATTACTACTTGTACACGATGAGAGTGGTAAGTGGTTAAAGCCAAATGACATACTAAACAATTGGAGGGTAACTAAAACGTGTTTGCGTTTGGGTAGCAAGATAATTGGTAAGTGCATGATGGGTTCAACCTCTAACGCATTAAACAAAGGAGGAAGCAACTTTAAGAAGTTATATGAGAGTTCTGATGTAAGAAAAAGAAATTCCAATGGAATGACAAAGAGTGGTATGTATTCTTTATTTATTCCTATGGAGTGGAACATGGAAGGATTTATAGATAGATATGGATACCCTGTGTTTAGAACACCAAGTAAAGAAGTGAGAGGGGTAGATGATGAGATGATAGATTTAGGTGCTATTGACTATTGGGAGAATGAAGTTCATTCTTTAAAGGGTGATCCGGATGCATTGAATGAATTTTACAGACAGTTTCCCCGAACAGAGTCACACGCATTTAGAGATGAGAGTAAAGCCTCATTGTTTAATCTAACCAAGATATACCAACAGATTGATTATAACGACTCATTGATGATGGATCATCATGTAACACGAGGATCATTTAGGTGGTTGAATGGAGAGAAAGATACTAAGGTTGTATTTAGTCCTGATACACGAGGACGATTCTTAGTTAGTTGGACACCGGAGAAAGGATTACAAAATAGAGTTATAATAAAGAATGGAGTGAAGTATCCAGGTAATGAACACTTAGGTGCTTTTGGTTGTGACTCCTATGATATATCAGGAGTTGTAGGTGGTGGTGGTTCTAATGGTGCATTACATGGTGTAACTAAATTCAATATGGACAATGCACCAAGTAATGAGTTTTTCTTGCAGTATGTAGCAAGACCTCAAACGGCTGAGATATTCTTTGAAGAGGTGCTAATGGCTTGTGTTTTTTATGGAATGCCAATACTTGCAGAGAACAACAAGCCAAGGATATTATATCATTTTAAGAATAGAGGGTACAGAGGATTCTCTATGAATAGACCTGATAAAATATATAACAAGTTATCTAAGACAGAAAAGGAATTAGGTGGTATACCTAATAGTTCTGAGGACGTAAAACAGTCCCACGCATCCGCAGTAGAATCATATATTGAAAAGTATGTAGGGATAGATATAGAAGGAACGTATAGAGATAATGATGATATGGGTTCAATGTTATTTACAAGAACATTAGAAGATTGGGCAAAGTTTGATATTAATAATAGAACTCGATATGACGCAACAATAAGTTCAGGGTTAGCTATTATGGCTATACAGAAGCACTTATATCAACCTGAGAAAAAAGAGTCAAAAATAAGCATTAACTTTGCAAGGTATAGAAACAAAGGAATTTACAGTGAATTAATTAAGTAATGAAAGAAGTAAAGATAAATATCTCCGATGTTGGTTTTCCAAATCAATTTGTATCGGATGCTGAAAAAGCAACAGACGAATATGGATTACAAATTGGACAAGCTATTCAATACGAGTGGTTTAGAAAAGATGGAAACCAATGTAGGTTTTATAATCAGTTTGCTAACTTTAATAGACTGCGATTATATGCACGAGGAGAACAGTCTATAGCTAAATATAAAAATGAGTTAGCTATCGATGGTGATTTATCTTATCTTAATTTAGATTGGACACCCGTTCCTATTATTCCAAAGTTTGTAGACATTGTAGTTAATGGAATGTCTGACAGATTATTTAAAGTAAATGCCTACGCTCAAGATGCTATGTCTCAAGCAAAGAGAAGCAAGTATCAAGACATGATTGAAACGCAGATGGTAGGTAAAGACTTAATTAAAAAAGTTCAAGAACAAACAGGGGTTAATGCTTTTGTAATGCCTGAAGAAGAACTTCCTAATACAGACGAAGAGTTGTCTTTATATATGCAACTAAATTATAAACCTGCTATTGAAATAGCAGAGGAAGAAGCTATCAATACTATATTAGATTCCAATCATTATCAAGATACAAGAAAAAGATGTGACTATGATTTAATGGTTCTTGGAATTGGAATGGCAAAGCATGAGTTTCTTCCTGGAGCAGGAATAAAAGTTTCTTATGTTGATCCTGCTAATGTAGTTTATAGTTATACTGAAGACCCACACTTTAAGGATTGTTTCTATTGGGGTGAAATTAAAACCCTTGGTATTACAGAGTTGATGAAGATAGACCCTACATTAACTAGAGAAGATTTAGAAAAGATTAGTCAGTACAGTCAAAATTGGTACAACTATTATAACGTAGCTCAGTTCTATGAGAATAGTTTATTTTATAAAGACACTTGTACTTTATTATATTTTAACTATAAGACCACACAAAAGACTGTTTACAAAAAGAAATTGTTAGAGGGTGGAGGTAGTAGAGTAATCGAAAAGGATGACTCATTTAATCCACCTGAAGAAATGATGGAAGAAGGAAAATTTGAAAAGATAGAGAAGACTATTGATGTGTGGTATGAAGGTGTCATGGTTATGGGAACTAACATTATATTAAAGTGGGAACTTGCTAAGAATATGGTTAGACCAAAGTCCGCAAGTCAACACGCTCTTCCAAGTTATGTAGCTGTAGCACCAAGAATGTATAAAGGAGTTATTGAGTCTCTTGTAAGAAGAATGATTCCATTTGCCGATTTAATTCAAATGACTCATTTAAAACTGCAACAAGTATTATCAAGAGTAGTTCCTGATGGTGTGTTCATAGATGCTGATGGATTGAATGAAGTAGATTTAGGTACGGGTAATGCTTACAACCCTGAAGATGCATTAAGATTATACTTTCAAACAGGTAGTGTAATTGGTAGAAGTTATACTCAAGATGGAGAATACAACCAAGCAAGAATGCCTATCCAGGAGTTAAACACTAATTCAGGGGCAAGTAAATTAAGTATGTTAGTTAACAACTATAATTATTATTTAAATATGATTAGAGATGTTACAGGACTTAATGAAGCAAGAGATGGATCAACACCTGATCCTAACTCTTTAGTTGGTGTTCAAAAACTTGCAGCTTTAAATAGTAATACTGCAACAAGACATATTCTTAATGGTAGTTTATATATTTATAGAACTTTAGCAGAAGGTCTTACTTATAGAGTATCTGACTTATTAGAGTATACAGATTTTGCAGAAGAGTTTACTAATCAAATAGGAAAGTATAATGTATCCTTATTGAATGAGATAAGAGAGTTATATATATATGATTTTGGAATTTTTATTGAAGTAAGTCCTGATGAAGAACAGAAGGCAATGCTTGAGCAAAATATTCAAATGGCTTTATCTAAAGGTGATATTAATCTTGAAGATGCTATTGACATTAGAGAGGTAAGAAATATTAAACTTGCTACTCAATTATTAAAAATGAAACGTCAACAGAAGCAAGATCACGATGATAAGATGGCTATGATGCAACAGCAAATGCAGGCTCAACAGCAAATGCAATCACAACAGATGGCTGCTCAAGCATCTATGCAAAAAACACAAATGGAGTTTGAGTCTAAGATGCAATTAAAAGAAGCAGAGATTCAATATGAAATTCAAAAGATGCAGGCAGAAGCAGAAATGAAAAGTAAGTTGATGGCAGAAGAGTTTGCTTATAACCAACAATTGCGTGGACAAAGTGAAACAGCTTTACAAGATAGAGAGACTCAAAGAGAAGATGCTAAGTCAAAAAGAATCAGTCAACAGAATAGTGAGCAGTCAAAATTGATTAATCAACGTAAAAATAATCTACCACCTCAAACTTTTGAATCTAATGAAGATAGTTTGGATGGCTTTGACCTTGCAGAGTTTTCTCCAAGGTAGCTTAAAATATTGTAAAATTTTTGTGTAACTTTGTAAAAAATCAAATCAAATGGAAATTAAAGTAAGAGCTATTGAAGGCTCAGATAACAAAAGTGTTCAAGAAGTAGAAAAAGAATTACTTGAAAAACACGAGGAACAGTTTGAAGATACCACAGCAGAAGAAGTTACTGTAGTAGAAGGAACTGAAACAACTGAATCGAAAGAGGAGGTTACAGAAGAATCATCCTTAACGGATGAAGACGTTCTTTCATATATTGGAAAAAGATACGGAAAGGAAATCAATTCATTTGATGAGTTGATGGCAGAGCGAGAAGCATCCGAAGAATTACCTGAAGATGTGTCTGCCTACTTTAAGTATAAAAAAGAAACAGGTCGAGGCATGGAAGATTACATGAAGTTACAACGTGACTTTGATTCCATGGAAGAAGACCAATTGTTAGCAGAATATTATTTATCTACCGAAGAGGGTATTGATAAATCAGATGCCCTAGATATGGTAGATGATTTTGATTTTGATGAAGACCTTGATGAAGAAAAGGAGATAAAGAAATTAAAACTAGCAAAGAAAAAAGAACTTGCTAAAGCTAAAAAGTTTTTTAATGAGCAGAAGGATATGTATAAACAACCCCTTGAGTCAAGTACGGTTGGGATGTCTGATGAAGCTAGAAAAGAACAGGAGGCATATAAGCAATATCTTGAGGAAGCGAAATCGTATCAAGAAGAAAACAGAAGAAAGAGTGATTGGTTTTTAAAAAAGACCAACGAAGTATTTAACAATGAGTTCAAAGGTTTTGAGTTTAAGTTAGATGACCGGAAAGTTACTTATTCTCCTGGAGACGCAGAGGAGTTAAAGAAAGCTCAGAATGATATAGCTAATTTTTATGGCAAATATCTAGATGATAAAGGCTTACTTTCAGATCCTCAAGGATACCATAGAGCTTTATCAATAGCAATGAACCCGGACAGGTTTGCTAAGTTCTTTTATGAGCAAGGTAAATCGGAAGCAGTTGAAGATGTATTGCGTAAACAAAAAAACGTAACAGTTAACACACGCAGAGCACCTGAAGTTGTAACCAAAGGGGGAATGAAAATTAGGTCCGTTAATCCCGATTCGGGAAGAGGACTTAAAATTAGAAGTATTAAACGAAAATAAATTTTAAAAATTAAAAAATGGCAGTATTAGCAACTCCGGGATTTGATTTGCAACCATCATCGCAACAAGTCCCTTTACAAACAAACTATATTACCAACTTTGATTTCTTGAATCAGTATCTACCTGATACTTATGAGAAGGAATTTGAGAGATATGGTAATAGAACAGTAGCATCTTTCTTACGTTTAGTAGGAGCAGAGATGCCATCTAACTCAGACCTTATCAAGTGGGCAGAGCAAGGAAGATTACACACTAAGTATACCAAAGTAGGTAGTGCAGGTGCGGCAGGAGACTCCGCAGTTACATTCCAGGTAAATGACACAGGTGTTCCTGCGTTCACTGCAGCTAATGGTATTTCACTAAGAGTTGGACAAACTATTATGATTGTATCTAACGGTGGAGGAGGTAGTAACAAAGCAATCATTACTTCTGTAAACTTAGGAGCAAACCAATTTGACGCAGCAATCTATGAGGCGGGTGGTTTAGCAGTAGCAGGTACAGTTTTAGGTGGCTCTGATTCAACTATCTTCATCTATGGTTCTGAATTTAAAAAAGGAACTAATGGAATGCAAGGATCAGTAGAGGCAGATGATAGCTTCTTCCAAAACAATCCAATCATTATCAAAGATACTTATTCAGTATCAGGTTCTGATATGGCTCAAATTGGATGGGTTGAAATCTCAACTGAGAATGGTGGAACAGGATACCTTTGGTATTTGAAGTCTGAGCATGAAACAAGACTACGTTTTGAAGATTACTTAGAGACAGCAATGATTGAAGCAGTTCCTGCAACAGCACCTACAGTTCCTGTTGGTGGTCAGTCTAACGCACAGCAGTTAGGTTTCATCGGTTCAGAAGGAATCTTCCATGTAGTAAACACTCGTGGAAATGTTTGGGGTGGTGGTAATCCACAAGTCTTAGGTGACTTTGATACAGTTATCCAAAGATTAGACAAGCAAGGTTCTATTGAAGAGAATGTTATCTTCTTGAATCGTCAGTTTGGATTTGATGTAGATGATATGTTAGCAGCACAAAACTCTTACGGTGCAGGTGGTACGTCTTACGGACTATTTGACAATGACGAAGAGATGGCTCTTAACTTAGGATTCTCAGGATTCCGAAGAGGATATGACTTCTACAAGACAGATTGGAAATACTTAAATGACCCAACAATGAGAGGTGGTATCACAGGAGCAGGTGTAGGAATCAATGGACTTTTAGTTCCTGCAGGTTCAACATCTGTATATGACCAAATCCTTGGAAAGAATGCAAAACGTCCTTTCTTACACGTACGTTACAGAGCTTCTGAAACAGAAGACAGACGATACAAAACTTGGATTACAGGTTCAGCCGGAGGTGCAAGAACTTCTGACTTGGATGCAATGGAAGTAAACTTCTTATCTGAAAGAGCAGTTTGTACGCTTGGAGCGAACAACTTCTTCTTATTCAAAGACTAAGAATAATTATTATTAGGGAGGGTTAATCCCCTCCCTTTTTTTTTAAATTTTAAATTAAATCAAATGAAAAAACAAAACACGCTTACCGATAAAACTTATCGATTAAAATTGGACGCAGCTCCATTAACTTATATCTTACCCACAAGACATACTAGAAGATCATCGTTACTTTACTTTGATACTAAAACAAATTCAAACCGAGCATTACGTTATGCATCTAATCAAAAGAGTCCTTTTGAGGATGAGCAAGATGGAAACGTAGTTCTTGAACCTGTAATTTTTGAAGATGGTTTCTTGACTGTTAAAGCAACAAACCCTATTCTTCAAGAATTTTTATATTTACATCCCCATAGAGACCGAGTATATGAGGAAGTGAATGAAGAAAAAGAGGCAAAGGCAGATATCGCTTCACTTGAAGTAGAGGTGGACGCATTAATTGCCGCTAAACAATTATCTTTATCTCAACTTGAGATGGTTAATAAAGTTTTATTTGGAACTAATGTAGACACTGTTTCTACAGCAGAGTTAAAAAGAGATGTACTTGTATATGCAAGAAGAGAACCTCAGCATTTCCTGGAAGTTCTTAATGATCCTCAACTAACACTTAATGCCCAAGTAAATACATTCTTTGAAAAAGGATTGTTAAAGTTTAGAAATAATAGAAAGGATATATTTTATAATACGCTTTCAAGTAAAAAGAAAATGTTAACCGTTCCTTTTGGTGAAGACCCATATTATGTAGCTTCATCTTACCTTCAATCTGAAGAGGGAATAGATGCGTTGAAGATGCTTGAATCAAACTTAGAAGACTAATTTATTTTAAGTATCTTTGTATTATTATTAACCCATTAAATTTTTTAACAATGGCAAAGTTTTTATCAATCCCTGTAACAAGTGAAGGGAATCAATTAGTATCTGCTGATAACATTAAACTTATTGAGCAGGCTTCAACTACTACCGTAACAATTGTATACGGAGGAGCAGCATCACAAGATGTTATAACAATTACTCACGCTACTCAATCAAGTGGTCAAGAGATGAGAGATGTTATTCAAGATGCAGTTGTTTCAGCACATCAAACTATGTGGCAAAATGTTGTGACTACAGTAGCACCTACTAAAGCAGTAAGTGGTATTGCTATAGCATAACTAAAACCATAGCTTTATTATTAGAGGATGTAAAAAATGCATCCTCTTTTTTTTTCTTTATCTTTGTAAAAAGATTACCAATGATAAATTCTGTTCGAGCAACTGTATTGGCTGTATTAAACAAGAACAACTACGGATACATATCCCCATCTGATTTTAATCTATATGCTAAACAAGCACAGCTTGATTTGTATGAAGATTATTTTTACACTTATAACTTTCAAGTTAACAAAGAGAATGCAAGAAGATCAGGTACAGGTATAGCTGACTTAAAGAAAAGTTTGGCAGAAGTAATCGAGTTCTTTTCTGTTACCGCAGACTTAACTCACATTGCTACAAATACATTCACCGTTCCTACTACGGCAACAACAGGTAGTGACTACTATCTTATTAATAAAGTTTTATTTAACAACGGAACAAAGTTAAAAGAGATGGATAAGGTTACGCATAGTAAAATAACTATGCTACTCAATTCTTTACTTACTGCACCTAATGAAACATTTCCTGCTTATACATTGGAGGGAGATGTTATCACTGCGTATCCAACTACTATTGATGCGAATGGCGAGGTGAAGTGTCAATACTTTAGATACCCTAAAGATCCTAAGTGGACTTATTTAAATGTAACAGGAGGAGAGCCTGTATTTGATGGAGGAGCAGTAGATTATCAAGATTTTGAATTACCTTTATCAGATGAGCCAAACTTAGTAGCAAAGATACTTGAGTATGCAGGTATATCTATTAGGGAACAAATGGCATATGAATTTGCTAAAGCAGAAGAGACACAAAACATTAATGAAGAAAGTAGATAAGCATGGCATATATATCACAGTACGCATATTATGAGAACTCAGGTAATTTACCTGAAAATGCTAATTGGGGTTCATACCAATACGTTAGTTTAGAAGATGTGGTAAACAACTTCATGTTAATGTACAATGGTAACCATGAGTTGGTTAATAATGAAGAGCGATATAAAATTTTATTCCATGCCAAGAGAGCAATCCAGGAATTAAACTATGATGCGTTCAAAGAAATTAAAGCACTAGAGCTTCAAGTATGCGACACATTACGCTTTGTCTTACCCTCAGACTACGTTAATTGGGTTAGGGTATCCTTGTATAAGGACGGAGTATTAAGACCTCTTACAGAGAACATTCAGATTAATGGAGCAAGTGCATACCTTCAAGACCAAAATTGTAGAATATTATTTGATATAAATGGGAATGCATTGTCACCACAGTATTCACAACTAGACTATGATAGAATAACAGGATCACAAAAAAGTATTTATCTTAATGATAATAGTCCATTCAATGGAAGAGAAGGTTTTTGTTGTGATGGGGATTGGTATTTTGAATATAACATAGGAGCAAGATATGGTTTAAATACTGAAACGGCTAATCAAAATCCTACATTTAGAATAGATAGTAAAGGTGGTGTTATTAATTTTAGTTCAGGAGTTTCAGGAGAAACCTTTATATTAGAGTATGTTTCTGATGGAATGGAGAATGGTTCTGATTCAAAGGTTACTGTAAATAAATTGTTTGAAGATTTTATTTATGCTTATATTCAATACGCAATATTAAATAGTAAACTTGGCACACAAGAATATATTGTAAGAAGAGCACAGAAAAATAAATCAGCTTTACTGCGTAATGCAAAGATTAGAATAAGTAATATTCATCCTGGTAGACTCTTAATGAATCTACGAGGAAGAGATAAATGGATAAAGTAGGATGCCTAACTTAAAAAGAAATTTTATTAGAGGTAGAATGAATAAGTCTCTTGATGAGAGACTTGTGCCTCAAGGTGAATATGTGGACGCAATGAATGTGCGTCTTGGTTCAACAGAGAATAGCGAGATAGGTTCTGTAGAAAATACCAAAGGAAATACAGCATTAACAGACATTGAGGTTAATGGACAAAAGTTAAGTACCTCAGCAAAATGTATTGGAGCATTTGAAGATGGAGCAAGAGAAACTATTTATTGGTTTGTTACTGATCCTCAGTTTCCTCTTGCAGGGTCTTCATCCGGTAAGTGTGATTTAATACTTTCATACAACACTACTTTATCTTTAATTACATATCATATTATTAGTATTAATAATGATGCAAGTTTTACTGATACAAGATTAAACTTTAACCCAAAGTATTTAATTACAGGCGTAGACATGGTTGATGATTTATTGTTCTTTACGGATGATTATAATCCACCACGAAGAATAAACATAAAACAAAGTTACCCTGTGCCAAGTCCTGCAGGTCCTACAGGGATAGATGGATTTATAGCTGATGATATATTAGTTATCAAAGGACCTCCAACGGATGCTCCTATCATTACATTAAGTAACAACGGTAGCACTAATAATTATTTGAAAGATAAATTTATTTGTTTTGCTTATAGATACAAGTATGAGAATGGGGAGTACAGTGCTACATCTCCTTTTAGTCCTATTGCATTTACATCCCAACCGTTTGGGATAGATGCTTCAAGCTATTTGAACACAGGGATGACAAATGAATACAACCTGGCACAAGTGCAGGTTTATACAGGAGATTCTTTGGTAAAAGGTTTTGATTTGTTATTTAAAGAAGCGAACTCTACTATTATAAGGGTTATTGAAAGAATAGACAAAGTAAAGCAAGGAGTTCCTGACCAATCATTTTGGAGTTTAGGTTTTGATAATAGTAAAGTATATACGGTTTTACCAAGTTCAGAGATACTTAGACTGTATGACAATGTTCCTCGTTTTGCTAAAGCACAAAGCATAATGGGTAATCGATTGATGTATGGAAACTATATTGATGGATATGATTTACTTGACTCAAATAACAATTCAGTTAGATTTGATTATTCTACATCTTTAATATCTAATGAAATTGATTTTAATATTTTACCTGCAGGTCAAATTACTTTAGCAGATGGAGTTAATTATCAAATTGATGGTTCGGTTGCACCGCAAACAATTACTAATTGTGAGGCACGTATAGACTTTACAGGAATGCCTCTTACGGCAGGAACTACTTTTAATCTTACTCTAACTTTTATTCATAGTCAGTTTACTTCAACGCCTCCTACTCCTACTACTCCTTTAACTACTATTACTCTTACCTATACTTTACCTCAAGACTTTAACTCCGTCTTCGATATGGCACAAAGCACTTCGTTTGAAAATGCTATAGGAACTATTACCAATATACAAACTGTTCCTAACTCATGTACAGGAGCAACATTAACAGACTTTCAAAACTGTAGCGTCCCTACAACTCTTGGATCTTATACTAAAACAGCAAGTGGTATAACTACGGCAGGTCAACCTATAGCAATAGATACATCGGCTGCAAGTAATGTAGTTGGATTGCAACTTGTTGCTGTTGCATATGTAGGGACGGCTGTATTTGCTTATGAATATTATAAAATAACCCAAGCAAGTTTAACTTACTCTTCTCTTTCTAATGCAGAAAGTTTACATAGCGATAGAGATTATGATATTGGTATAGTATACCTTGACAAATATTGTAGAGCTACTACAGCATTAACAAGTATAAACAATACAGTTTTTGTTCCATGTGCTAATTCAGTCACAAAAAACGAAATACAAGTAACTATACCTACAACCCAACTACCTCCTTCATGGGCAGAACACTATCGGTTTGTTTGCAAGGCAGATAGAGAAACATACTTTAATGTATTTAGTAATTTCTTTTATCCTGACAATGTAGGTGGTTATTATTGGTATTTATTAGAGGGTGACAATGCAGCTAAGGTGGAGAAGGGAGATAAGTTAAAAGTTAAAAGAGACACTGAGGGAGCTGTTTCATCTTGTACTTATACTATGGTATTAGAAAAAGAAGCACAGCCAAAGGGGTTTATTGATGATGGAGGCGGAGCAGGTACAGGTCCTTTCGTGCCTCCTCAAGCAGGAGTATATATAAAGTTATTACCTAAAGGGTTTGCTGCTAATTACAATGATGATTCAACAAAAATTATTTTTGATGGTGGTAAAACCTGTGAGTTAACAGCAGGAGATTTTCCTACAGCAAATGGAACTTGCAATGATACTCCTGCAGGTTCAACTGTATATGTAGACTATACTATTCCTCAAGGAAGTACAGTAAGCATTGATATAAAATTTTTAAAAAAGGGGTACGATTATTTTGGACTTCCACTTTGTGACCACTATGAGTATGAGTTTATTAAAAATTTCACAGCTACGGTGGACTATGCTAACTTTCAATTGTTTTGGGAAGCTCAAGTTGCTCCTGTTATTAATACAGGAAACCAACTAAGTAGTGGAGCAACTATTACTCAAACCTACTTAGCTGATGTACTTCTTCCAATTAATCCTACTCAACCAACTTTTATACCTAATGTAAACACTTATAGATTTTGGAGAAACACAAGTGCAGGTAGTAATCAATTGTTTTTACAAGTTTCAAGCGGAACAGAAGCCTGTTCCCTTGCTCCCAATTCAAAAAGAAAGTCGTGTATTACTACTAATATTACCGTACAAAGAGCAGACCAACTTACAGTGTTTGAGACAATGCCTACCGAATCAGAACTTGATTTGTTTTATGAAGGCAGCCAAACATTTGACATAAAGAGTGGTAAACATATGTCAGGTAATGCACCGGGAGACCAAAATCAAACAGCAGTAGACCCTGCAATTGTAAACTTAAACTTTTCTAATTGCATATCTTTTGGTAATGGTGTAGAGAGCTATCAGATTGAAGACTCTATATCAGGACAACCTTTTGGTTTAGGGAATAGAGTAACATCAGTAGCTGCTCAAGATTATAAAGAGGCAGATAGGTTTGCGGATATTACATATAGTGGTGTATACAATGACGAATCAAATGTTAATAAACTAAATGAATTTAATTTAGGACTAGCAAACTTCTTACCATTAGAAGATTCGTTTGGTTCTATAGAAATATTACACGCAAGAGCAACAGACCTACTTGTATTACAAGAAGATAGAATATCTTATGTAACCGTAGGTAAAAATATTTTAACTGATGCTGTAGGTGGTGGAACAGTAACTTCCGTCCCCCAGGTATTAGGACAACAAGTAGCACGACAAGACCAATATGGTATTAGTAATAATGCTGAAAGTTTTGTAGTCTTTGGATACGACAAGTTCTTTACTGACTCAAAGCGTGGAGCAGTATTAAGGCTAAGTGGAAGTGCAGGACAAAATGAACAGCTTACCGTTCTATCTGAAGTAGGTATGCGTGGTTGGTTTAGAGATTTATTTATAAACTATGGGGATACACAAAAACTAGGAGGGTTTGATCCATACATGAATGAGTATGTGTTGTCATCTAATACCATAAAGCTACCTGTTATTGAGGAGTGTATTGAGTGTGGTATAACACAAAACATAACAGTTCCTGCAACGGGAGAGTATTCTTTCTGTGCAGAGTTTGGAACAGTAACAGGTACAGTAGATATACCATACGCTTTTGCTGTAGGGGATAGCGGTACTATTGCAGTTACTTATAATGGAGTAACTACATCAACAGGTATTGTTAGTGGAAGTGGAACACTTTCCTTTAGCAAGAACCTACCATCAGTTACTACTGCTTCATTTGTTATTACACCTACACTTTCAGGGGCTACGTTAAGGTTTACTGTAGAGTGTCCTCAAACAACTATACTAACAGTTATCCAAGTTTGTGTTACATCGGATATAGATAATGCACAAATGATTCACAATGAGTTTGGATATGTGGATGGAACATATATTTCTCCTACCAACTCTAGTGCTGTAACATTTGTGGCAGGTACAACTAATCCACTTATATCGCAGTACGATACATTTAGTGGGGTGCAAGGAGATAGTGTATGCCCTACTAACGGAAGTACGGTTAGGTTAACTTCTCAGCGATTAGGGTTTGATAACTTTACTTTTGACACAGCTAACGATAAGTTTAGATACTTACGAACCAATACAGTATACAGTAACAACCCTGTAGATGTTGCTGCATTAATTGCTGCGTCTACTCAAGCATTACCTCTTGTAACTACAGGAGCACCTAATAGTTATTATGCAGAGTTTACAATGCCTGCGGGTACTGATGAAAGATTGTATGTTATATACGACTACCGTAACAGTGTTGAACATGGTTTATGTTATGATGCCGCTTCAATAACGGATGTGTGTTGTGTATGTACTTTCAATTGGTATCTAATGAGAAACAGTGCAGATGCTACTGAAGAGTATGTAGCAATATCTCCTACAACCGTAGTGATAGGAGCGTACTATACTTTAATTAACCATGGCTCAAAATGCTTTGAAGTAATAAGCACTTCAACCACTGTGCCTACTGAAACTATAAACACAACCTGTACACCTTAATTAAATAAAATGGCAGCATTCGGAACATACTATATAGATTCACCAACATTCACTACTGCAACAAGAGTGTTTACTGATGCGGCACTAACTATATGTGCGGCTGATGGATTGTATTCAGATGGTGTTCATTATCGCCAACAGACAGGTTGTCTGCTTGGTCCGGTGGTAACTTGTCCTGCGTGTACTACAGTGTGTGGTACTCCAATATCAGGATCAGCTACGGATGCAGGAGTCTATACAGTTTCCTTTACGGTGGGTACGGGAACAGGTGCAATACTAATAACTTTAACTCCTGGTGGAACTTTTATTCCTGTAGGTGTAAAGGCTACTTTTGATTCGATAGTTTACAATAAATTTAGTACGACTAACTTTGGTTATAAGGGAAGTACAGCAACAAGTGTTCCTACATTTTTAGGAGATACGGCTGCTGATTGTGGCATCGTTGCAGGTAGTCCATATAATTTAGAAACTTATCCTTATTCAGGTGGAGCTTTTTCAGCAAGTGGATTGTATGTAACACGAGGGGTAGTGGCAGGTCAGATGCAAACTACAGTAGGAACACCCGGTGCTTCGGTGCTTGTTGTACCTAAGCCATTAACAGGACCTATTAGCCTACAGCTAGAAGTAATCGCTCCTTGTAAAAATAGTACATTCACTTTAGCTGCAGCCTGTCCTGCAAACTTAACAGGATTTCAAAGCACACTAACTCCTGCACTAAACTCAGGTGCCGTTTGTTTACTTACTCCTAACATAACTTATTACAACGCTCCTGTAACAGGAACGGCAGGAAGTCCGGGTATGTATGATTGGGTGTTTGCGGATGTGAACGGACAGTTTCCTGTAGCCACTTCATATGGTGCAGGATATTATAAGTGGGTTAATCCTCTGAGTCCAAGTGGTTTTTCTTGGTTTTTATTAGATTCAAATAGTGTGGTAATTGGGGAGGGTAATTGTCCTTAAAATATAAAAAATGGCAAAGAAAGGAAGAACAAAAAAAAATAATAAGATATGTCCTGCAGGAATAGCATGGGCAAAAAGAACTTTTGATAGATACCCATCAGCATATGCGAATATGGCTGCGAGTAAATATTGTAAAGACCCTAATTACGCAAAAAAAGATAAATAAAATGGATAAGAAAAAACTACAAAAAATTTCAAGTGAATTGAAAAAAGCGTCTGCTATGCATAAAGGTCAAGCAGCAAAGATTGATAAGATGCTAAAGAGCATGAAGCCAACTAAAAAAACTAAACGTGGGTGAGCTAAAGGAATGGAGAGACGAGAAGTGGGTTCGTATAGGAACTGATGGTTCAATACTTGGAGCGTGTGGCACGAGTAAGAATAAAAAAAATCCTGACAGATGCTTACCTTTGACGAAAGCAAATAAGATGACTAAAGCTGAAAGGGCAGCCACAGCTAAAAAGAAAAAGAAGTATGGTAGAACGAAACAGTTTGTATCGAATACCAAAGCAGGAAAAGTAACATAATATGGCAACTAAAAGCAAAATGAAATGCAACAAAGTAGTTGCATCCGATAGAGCAGGAAAGAAGAAGATGGTTAAAGCCTGTGAAGGTGGCAAGGAGAAACTTATTCACTTTGGTGCTAAAGGTTATGGACACAACTATTCTGCGGCTGCACGAAAAAGTTTTAAGGCACGACACAAATGTAGTACAGCTAAGTCAAAGCTAACTGCAAGGTATTGGTCGTGTAAGAAGTTATGGGCAGGTAAGGGTGGCTCAACAAAGAGTTCTCCTTCAACAAGACGAGGTAAATATTAAAATATGTCACAAGAATATACATTAACATATAGCGAGAGTGTTCAAGGATTTCCATCTTTTTATGGATACATTCCTGACATGATGATAGGAATGAATAATTATTTCTATTCTTTTAAAGGCGGAGAGTTGTATAGACACAATACCAACAATACCCGTAATGAATACTACAGACAGTATTGGGATAAGTTTTATTCCCCTCCTTATACTACGCCTGCAGATCCTGCTGCCGCAGTTGCTGCTTCAACTATATCCTCTATGATTAAGAGTGTGTTTAATGATGCACCATTAGAAAATAAAATATTTAAAACGATTAACCTTGAGTCTACTGACCCATGGAAAGCAGAGCTAAGTACGGACTTACAAACAAATGGTTTGATAGAATACAATTGGTTTGAAAAGAAAGAGAGTGATTGGTTTGGTTTTGTTAGAGCAGAGAATGATCCTACTAATCCTGTGCCTACAGATCAATACGCATTGCGTAATTTAAATGGTATAGGTACAAGTACCAATGTTCAAGTTGGTGTGCCAGGTGTAGGGAAAACCACTATAACATTCCCACTTACCACAAGCATAGGTAGCATCATAAGTATTGGGGACTATCTATATTTTATGGTTGGTGGTGTTCCATCTTTTGCAGGAATCATTGAACAAATCAATGTAAACATTTCAGGTGGTATCAATACTATTGTGATTGATAATACAGGTGGTGGTGCTATTCCTGGAGTAGCAACTTTCTTCTTAGCAATTAAAAATGCTACGGCTGAGTCCCATGGAATGCTTGGTCATTACTGTGAATTTACACTTACATTGCCTAGCACATTTACTGCTGCAAGTGAAATGTATGCAGTAGAATCAGAGGTAATGAAAAGTTATCCTTAAAATTTCTTATCTTTGTAGATATAACTAAATATTTTACTATGATGTTTGGAGCAATAGCAAGTCTTGCTACTACAGGTATATCAGCAGGAGCATCTTTTTATCAAGGATTAAGACAACAAAAATTAGCCAAGGAAGCGGAGCGTGAAGCAGGTATTGCCTTTGCTAAAGCAATGAATTTATTAGATGTTAACGCATTTGAAAATATGTCTGTTAATAAACAGGACATAGAGTTGGCACGAACTGCAATTGACACTCGATCTCAAGCGATGTTGCAACAAGCAGCAGAACAAGGTGTTCGTGGTATAGCAAGTGTTGCAGGTGTTATGGGACAAAACCAAGTCGCATCTGAGTTATCTCTTTTAGCTGATGCAAGTAGAAGAGAACAAGATAGAAAAAATAAAATCCTTTCTCAAAAACAAGCTAATATTGCTGCTAAAACAGAACTAAGAAAAGGCGAGGCTGAAGGTGCAGCTAGGGCAGCAGCGAACCGAGAAGATTTAGCTCAAGGAGCATTTAAGTCTGCAGGAGAAGGTTTAATAAAAGGAGTGACAACTGCTTTAAGTATTCCTAAGTTATACCCTGAAAAGAAAACAACTACTGAAGGAGATGGGGTAGAAAAGACTACAATTACTCAAGAAAATACAGGAAGTGCAACTAATCCTGGGAAAGAAGTAGTGATTGAAGAACCTGTAAAGGATAAATCAAATGAATCATCGGTAGTAGCTCCACCACAAACTAAATCCTTATCTTTACAAGAAATGAAAACTTGGAGTCCTGATACTATTGAAGGGTTGAGTTGGAGTGAAAGTGCAAAAATTGCATGGGATATGCAAGGTATAGGTGAAGGAGGAGGAAGTCACTCTGATAGATATTTTAAGGATGGAACTCCTGCTAAATACGATTACGAAAACAGAAAATGGGTTGTAGATGGTAGTCGTACAAATAAAGTAATGGGACAATAATACATACTCACAATGGCAAAGACTTATTACGGATATAAAGAACGAGACACAAAGAATAGATTCAATTGGGCAGACGTAGGCGTAAAGATATCTGATGCCATAGAAAATGAAGCTAAAGATAGAGAGAGAAGAAAAGCTGAAGAAGAACAAGCTGTTAGAGATATTGTAAAAAGTGCAGGGGAAAGTATTCCCTCAACTGCGGATGCAAGTTTAAACAATCAAATACTTCAAACTACAAATACCCAAATAAATAGTTTAATGGATGCATACCGAGACTTCAAGTCAGGTAAAGGTAGACAAAACGAGTGGGTTCAACGTAGACAAAACATGGGCGATAACATTGAGAACTATCTTGGTTTAATGACTGACTTTGCTACGATGTATGACAAGAAAATAACTCGCCAAAAAAATGATGAGTCTTTGAATTGGGAAGCAGAATCTATGTCACAGATACAAGACTTTAATGACTACACCAAATGGAGAGTTGTTAACAACGAACATGATCAGGCTTTTTACCAAAGAGTTGGACCTGATGGAGAACTGTTGGAGGGTGATGAAAATAAAATCAGTTTAGCTATAGCCCGAAAACAAACCACAATGTATTACGACAAGTTTGATACAAACGCAGGTGTAAAAAAAGCTGTAGATATGTTTGGTGTTACTAAGTTAGCAATTTTAAAAGAAGGTGTATTTACTAGGGAGGCTATTCAAGGAAGAGATGATTGGAAGAACGCTTTACGAAATGCAGCAAAAACTGAATTAACAAATTCTTTTGATCGCTTATCTATTCTTGAGAAAGACATGGGAGCTAACATTAACTATGTTTATTCACAAGATGATGTTAAGGGTACAGGTATAAATGAAGATGGTTCGTATAATGTCTATATGAAAGAAGACCCCATTACTAAAATAAAACAACCTGCCTTTACCACAGAACAAGAAGAGGCAATCTACACTAGATTTGAGGACATGATTCTTAATGCATCAGATATTAAGGAAACAGCATATGAGAAAAAAGTAGTACAAGGTAGAGCTCCAACAGCTCCGGAGTTGAAGGCTAAGGAGGTTTTAAATTTGGATGCACTTATTTATCGGAAGTCTAAAGAGTTTTTAGAAAATCCAAATCAAATTAGATATGACGCATTAGGAAGTGCAGGTCGTTTAGCGGGAGGAGGAGCTGCACAGATTACAATTAGTGGAAATATGTATAATCAGGCTTTAACTTCAGGTGATATTTCAAGCACTAAAAACTTAGACCCATCTGATCCTCAAAATTCTTTACTTATTTTATTTGAGACAATGGGAGGAAATAAAAATAACTTTTATAAACTTCAAAAGCAAATAGGTAGATTAAAAAAGATGCCTACTGATATAGAGGGGCAAACTTTTAACACTGAGGTAACCAAACTACAGAAAGAGGTAGACGAGAAAACAGGAAGAGGATTTGATAAAATTGCAAAGGAGTATGAAAATTTGCTTCTAAAAATGGCAGATATGACTAAAACAGGGAAATACGCAAGTATGACTTCAGATCAAAAAGCGATTTTCGATAAATTAGAAGCGAGAAGAAAAGTGCTTGAACAAGAAGCCCGAGTTCAAGGGGGTAATTTAAATCCTACATCAGGAGGAGGAACGGGTTCTAAATACAACTAAAAATAAAATGAACGAGGAAGCAATAAAAGATGGGTACAATTATTTTGTTAGTACAGGATACAATGGAAGTTATGAAGATTATGTTACATTGATTAACACAAATGAAAATGCACTTAATGATACCTATTCACATTTTAAATCTACAGGATATAATAAAGGATTAAATGATTTTAAATCTTTAATGGGTGTAGGTGGTAAAGAAACCGAAGTTGCTGTAAAAAAAAAAGACCAACCACAACAAGATACGGAATCTGTTTCGGCAGATGGTTCTTCGGATTCACAAGAAAGTGACCCTAGGGATGTATTTGTGGGAGGAGAGATTCTTTTTGATACAAGTCCCACTAAAGAAGAAGACGCAAAATACCAAGAGTATTTTAAGGCTAAAGAAGCTGAGTTTTATTTTCAATCTCCCGCTGATGGAGAATCTGAGTCTAATAAAAAACTTCAAGAGTTTTACGCTGAAGATAAACCACAGGATGGAGGTGGTAAATTGGATGCTTCGATACAAGAAAAGTATAAAAAGGCTAAGAAGCTAAGAGAAGAAGGGAAAAAAGAGGAGGCTAAAAAAATAGAGAAAGAAATAAATAGGGTTGGTAAAGAAGAGCTTACTGAGTTAGAAAAAAAGTATATAGAAGAAGCAGATAAACTTAGACAAAAGGGAGAAAACGATAAGGCTGACTATATTGAAGAATATATATATACCCAAAATAGGTACGCACTTCCCGAAGAAAAACCAAAGACAGAGGCAGAAAAGTATTATGATTTTACGGGTGGTAAGAAAAAACTTGATGACCAAACATTTGGATATAGTGGTGTTTCAGAATTAGCTAGGGATATATATAAAGACAAAAGTGGTCAAGAGATTGCTCAACGATTTGATGAAATGAATCGTGGTAAATCTTACAAAGAAACAGGAGGCAAAGGTGCAGGTAGAAGACCAAGTATTTTAAGAAATCAAGGTGCAGAAAATTTACCATATGATGTAAACCCAAATTATATTAAGAATAATAAATCAATAGTTGATGCCGAAACATATCAAGTATACGAAAATTTTATAAATAAAAATCCTGAATTAAAAGATGTAGACTCTAGCCAATGGACTAATAAACAATGGCAGGATTATCGAGCTGATTTAGCATCCAAAGGAAAGATAGAGGATGATAGATATGGTGCTGCAAACATATGGTCTGATGGAGAAATTGAAAAAGAAAATATTTGGGGAGAAAATGTAGATGGATTTAGAGATAATGTAAATACATTCATAACAGAAAAACTTATTGATGGTGAGGACGCTCCAATGGGATCTATAGAAGAAACTGTTGTAAAACAAATGAATGAAATATTCGGTGAATATGATTTTGAATTTGTAGAAGATGACGGCTTACTTGGTGTAGATGGGGGTGATGCAATGATTGTTTATAAGTTAGACCCAATTACAGGTAGCCGAACTAAGTTTAGTGAAGAAATAGATTTAGATACTATAAGCAGTGATGCAGAAGAAGCCACAAAGTTAAAAAACTTTTTAATGAGGCATCGTCCTAAAAGAGGAAATGCACGAGAAGAATTTACAAAGAAAAGATTTAACACTAAAGAAGCATTAGACGTAGAGTTAAGAAAGTTTAATAATCTTACTAAAAGTTTTGAAAAGACTACGGCTACTGTGCAAGAAAATAAAGCTAAGCTAGAACAAAACCTAGCAATTCTAAAAAGGATGGATAAAAATGATCCTAACTACGAGACCCTTAGAAATCAAGTTAAAGAAGAGTGGGATAGGGTAGATGGAGAAATGAAAAGATGGGAGTGGTTAAGAGGAGAGTATGCTGCTATGGGGTCAACATTAGATAGAGCGGCAGGAGAATTATATATGTTTGAAAATTTACCTACAGGTAATTTTGCAGGTGCTACCTGGAATCATGTTCTTAAAGAAACTAATGCTATGGCTATAGGTGCAACAGGTGTTGTTCTTGATATGTATGCAATTAATGCGGGATATAGTGACGCTCAAAGAAAAAAACAAAAGTATGGAGAGGGATTGATTATAAACCCTAAAGATGTAAATCAATTTTCACAAGCTGCTACAGGTGTGGATAAAGAAGTAGACAAAGGAGTATTAAGTACGATGAGAGATAATGTGGTTCTTGATGCACTTATGCATAGCCCTACTAAACAATCTTACATAGATAAAATGCAAGAGGATAGCATTTTAGCTCAAGGATTCTTTGGTGTATTAGGTAGTGCTCCGGCTATGGCACTTAGTTTAATTAACCCTGCTATTGGCGTGGCTGCATTTACTGCTCAATCATATGAACATATTGATAGGCAAATGAGCGAAGACCCTGCATTTGATAAACTAAGTGAAGAAGAAAAAGATAAATTTAAATATCCAATGATGGCTGCCATTGGTTTATTAGAAAGTTTTGGTTTTAGAAATGTAACGAGCAAGTCTCCTATGTTTAAAAACATATTAAGTAAGGCATTGGGAGTAAGTAGTAAAAGAACATCTACTAAAACTTTTAATGAAATACTACGAACTGAAATAAATAATGGTATAAAAAGATATGGAGCAACAGCATTTGCTTCCGCTTTAGCAGAAGCAGAAACGGAGGCAGCTCAAGAATTAGTAGATCAACTTGGGCAAATTGCTTTCAATAATGCTAATGATATAGAAGCATTTCAAACTCCTGAAACCGTAATGGAAGGAGCAAAACAAGTTGGAGAGGCGGCTCTTGCAGGAGCAATTGGAGGTGCTATAGTAGACAATGTGGGAAGAGTATCCAACATAGTTCGTAAAACAAAAGTCGGTCCAGGAGTCAGACTTAAAGTAGAGGGTGGAGTAAGAAAAGCATTTGGTGTTGAAAATATAGCAGAACAAAAATATGACTTTAGTGAGTTGACTGATGAACAGTGGGCACTGTTTCAGTTTTCTAAAAATAATACTAAGGCTATGGACTTGATAAAAGAAAGACTTCAAGTCGATGTTTTAAATGGTAAACTTACAGCCAAACAAGCTAAAAAAGATTTAGAAATATTTGAACAAGTATCACAAACTACTAATGAGATACCAACGCACTTAGGTATTGGACAACAAAAGGAATCACTTGGTTTATTGTTACAGAAAAAAGAATTACAAGAAGAGATAGAAAACAAAGACCCATCCCTTTCACAAAATATTAAAAAGCAAATAGAGGCTATTGATACTCGGTTAAAAGAGATAGGGGATGTTGACAAACTGGCTCAACAAAAGAGTGGGGATTATGTGGTATATACTCCATCTGAAGGCAGTGTATATGATGAAAAAACCAAGACTATAAAGGGAGGTAATAATATGCACGTTAACGCATCTACTGTTACAAGGGAAAAAATGATTGAAAAAATCAACAACCTTAAAACACAAGAGGATGTAGTAATGAGTGGTTTATATGTAAGCAACGATGTTGAACTTGCTGATATGTTAAACAAAAAGATTAAAGAGATAAATGATATAGATGGTGTCTCAAATAGATTTAGTTATCAAGTAGTTGAAGGATCAGGAGACAACATGGCATCGGGTATGGGAATACCATTTAGAAGAAATATTAAAGCAGTAGAGAACATAGCTAAAGGAGAAGCTCCCTTCGGTTCAAGGTATCAACAATTTAAAGATACAGGAGAAGTAAGTGAGGAAACTGTATTATATATTTCTGATAAAATAAATAAGGAAGGTGTTGAGTCGTTGACAGAAGAAGAGCAAGAGATGGCTAGTAAGTTTATGTCTGATACTGTAAGGTTTAATGAAGAGATACAGACTTATGAACCAAAGAGAGAGGGTGTTAATGTAGTAGAGAAAAACCAAAGACTTGATAGTCTTGATACTCGAATGAATAACGCAGAACTTATTAATGAAAAAGAAATCTCTGAAGCTGCTGACGAATTGTATGATGACTTAATAGAACTAGATGAAAGAACAGACATTAGTCAAGAAGCTAAAGGACGTATCAAAGAAAAAATAGAAAGTGAAATAAGAAAACTAGAAGGTTATGAATTTGAAACAGAAACTAAAGTTGGCACAACTACCAAAAAGACAACAGTTAAAGGTGCTAGAAAAGTTGGAAGAAAGACTAAAAACCAAAATATCAAAACCACAAGTGTCCCCAAAGCAGAAGGACTAAAGGTTAGATTCACAGGTAAAGGTTATAAACAAGAGGGAGATCAAGGTGTTCTTAGAAAAGAAACAAGAGCAGATGGCAAGGATATGTATGTTATAGAATACTTATCCGGTGCTACTACTTTAGTAAATGAGGACATGGGTAATCCTGAAATAAACTATGATGCTGATGGTAACCCTGAAAGTGTTACTTTAAAAGATAAGAGTGGAAACACTATGGTAGTAGAAGATGCAAACTATGCATTGGATGAAGCTATAATCAAAAGAGAAAATGAAATAGGTGCAGTAGAAGAGGCGGTGTTAGATGAGGTGTTAGAAGAAGTGACTCAGGAGATTACTACTACAGAAGAAGTTATAAAAGATAAAACAAAAAAAGATGCCGTTCAAAAGCAAAGCCCAGGAGAAGTGGATGCGACTCAACAAACCCGAGATGCATCGAAGATGGAGACAAGAGAATCCACAACAAAGTCTAAAGAACTTACCGGAGAGAAACTCCAAGATAAGAAAGATAGTAAGAGCAAAGAACAAAGTGAATTAGATACTTTGTTTGATGAGGTTGTAGGAGAGAAGCAGACTACTAAACCACAAAAGAAAATTGTTACTACAGAAACGGTTACTGTAAATAACCCTACGAATAGACCTTTATCTCGTGTGGTAAAAAAGATAATACAACAAGCTGAGAACGTAGCAAAATCTTTAAAAGAAATTGCTCCTGACATTAAGATAATATTACACGCTACTCCACAAGAATATAAGGCATCAGTTCCTGGAACTAGTGCAGGAGAGAGGGGTGCTTATGATCCTAATACAAACACCATACACATTAACTTATTAAATGCTGCTTCAGGTACTAAAGGAAACACTGTAAATCATGAGGCATTTCATGCTCTTTTATATAATGCCTTTGGTAAAGAATCTCTTGTTCAAGCATTCTCTAAAGAGATGTTAGATGGTTTAAAGAAAGCATCTAAGAAAGGCTCAGAGATGGAGGCTAAGTTGGAGGAGTACATATCCCAATACGAAGACACAGGTCAACATAACGAGGAGAAACTTGCCGAGATATTCGGAGACCTTGCTACTAATTATGATACATTAGATGTAAGATCAAAGAATATTTTTAAAAGACTTCTTGAAAAGTTAGCTGCCCTATTGAACCTTAAACAATACCAAGGGGACTTCACTAAAGATAACGCAGCTATGGTTAGACTAATGAACAACCTAGCTACTAAAGTATCGAAGGGTGAGGTAATAACTGAGGCTGATTTAAATACTAAAGAACAAGAAGAATTATTAGAACAAGAAGAACAAGGAGAGTCAGGCGAGGTAGGTACAATAAAATTAAAGAGAGCAAAAGAAGAAGTAATCGATGCTCCTAATCCTCAAGAAGATTCGAGAAGTTGGATTAGAAGATTAGTTGATCCTTTAGCAGTAAAAGATTTTAATGGTAAAAATTTTGTTACTAATATGTATGATTACACTAATGCAGGTGTAACGGATTTAGGTAATGGATATAAAATAAATTTACTAGGTGGTAGGAATTATGTTCCTATAATAATGGATAAGTTAAATAAAAAACTAGGAGATGTTTCTAATCTTGCAGCCTTTAATACTAAATCACAAGCCGAAGGGTTTATAAGAAATGCTATTGAAGGGAAGGCTAATTTGTTTGCTCCACATTCAGGAACATTAGATGGGTCCTGGCAATTTCAACAACACATTTTTGAGGAGTTAGTAAATCTAGTTTTGGATGAAAACATATTAAGTAATAAAGAATTAATAAATGCATTTAATCAAGGGCTTGTTAGAACTCCTAAAGCATTAGAGTCAGAACTAAAGAAGTATAAAAAGAATCTAAAAAGTTTTAATAATAAAGGATACTATTTAAATAAAGATAAACAGAGAGTTGAAGAATCTCCTGTAAAGCCTACAAAAATAATTGAGCCTCTTAGAAAGTTTATTAGAAAATATAATGAAGAGCAATCAAAAGAAGGCAGCAACCTTCCTAAATTAAAAAATACAAAAAACTTAAATGACTTTTTAAACAACCCTAAAGAATTAGTTAAACTTTTAAATATTGAAAACAACTTATCTCCTGATTTAAGAAAAAGATTAAACCAAAAGATAGCGGCTAATAAGAAGTTTCAAAAAGCTATAGGTATTAAAAACTTAGGACAGTTCCATCAAAGAATAATGGACCCATTAAATAAAGGGGTAGTAGGTGGAGAGATAATGACCTTTGTTCAATTTGATCCTACTACATTTGAGGTGGCTAAAACAAATCCAAATGATGTAGACCACCATCCTTCTTTTGGATGGGTGGTAAAAGCTAAGATTGAAAAAATTTATCAGCCTAATAAGTTTTATAAATCATATGACTTAACAGAGACTTACACTAAATATAATACTAACGAGACTAAGGTATCTCGTAAAACAGATAAAGGTTTTGTAGCATCTAACGTAACATCATCTGCAGGTTCTCTTCCTAAAGTGGCTGAAATCAAAAGACAGTTAGCACCTAATGGTCAACCAAGTAATCTAAACCCTGAGCAATACAAGTTAGTTCGAACCCCTGCATTTAAGAAATGGTTTGGTAATTGGGAGACTGACCCTGAGAATGCAAGTAAAATTGTTGATGAGAATGGTGAGCCTATGGTAGTGTATCATGGCAGTGCAGCAGATTTTGATGTGTTTGACAAAAAGAAACTTGGCTCTTTGACTAATACTGAAATAGCACAAGCAGGATTCTTTTTTGCCTCTAACAAAGCATCCGCAGACCAATATGCTTTTATAGGAGGACTTCAGAATCCTTATATGGAAAACAAACTTACCGAGTCAAGAGCATTCTTTTTAAATATTAAAAATCCATATAAAGCAACAAATGAAGAATGGAACGACCTTTTAAATTGGGCTTCTGATGGTTCAAGAAAATATACTTCGCCTGCTTCTTTAAGAAAAGCAAACAAAGACTTTAAAAAATCTCTTTTAACAGATGGTTTTGACGGAATAGATTTTGATAATGGATTAGAGATTGTTGCCTTTGAACCTAACCAAGCAAAATTAGCAGACGGAAGTAATGTAACATTTGATCCTGAACAAGCAAGTATCAAAAGACAGTTAGGTGACACTAATAAAATAAATTCATTTGTATCGAAAGCTAAGTCTAGAGGGTACAGTGATAGTGCCATCAAGACAGCACTTGAATCCAAGGGTGTAAGCAAGTCTGTTATTGAAAGGATATTTAAAGTAAAGAAAGCACCAAGTGCAGCCAAGATAATTGGTAAACCTAAGCCAAAGAAAATAACAATACAAGTTAACACCGCACTAAAAGAAAAGTTACGAGCGATTGCCAGGGAAACTAAGAATGTAAAAAGAGCAGTTGACTCTATTAGAAAAGAAATACAGGCAGAAATAAAACAAATAACTAAAGGAAGGAAAGCATCTCTAAGTCCTGCCACTCTTAAAAATATTACATCTAAAATAAATAATGCTAACTTATTTACTAAAGAAGGAGTCCTAAACATGGACGCAGTGATGGATGTAATGGTATATGTAGACGAGCAACTTAACAAGGCTGAGAAAAAAGTTAGAAGGTCAGCTCTAAACAAAAGAAGAGAGAATGCACTCAAGAATATTAACCGAGGTAAACTTGGTATACCAAAGGTAGTTACTCGACAAATGGAAAGGTTGTTTGCTGTAGAAGCATCTCTTATTCCTGACTCAGTATTAAATGAGTATACTAACTTGGTAAGTAAAATTGGTGAGAAGAAATCAGTTCTATCCTTGGATGAAATAAGCAGCGTAGAAAAAACAGTAGATAAAATACTAGAAGAAATAGAAAAAGAAACTTCTAGAATACCTGCCTATGCCATGTTGATTGAGGATAATATATTGGATACCAATGTTAAAAACGAGGATGGTACTTTAAATTATAAAAAGACTGTTGACAAATTGGTTGAACAAAAAGTTATCAGTCAAAAGCAAGGAGAGGAAATGATGAAGTATAAGAAAGAAATACTTCCACCACCTGCTCCTAAAACTAAAGAAGAGATTGCGTTAAAAGAAGAGGAACAACGAATTGAAAAAGAAATCCTAGAAGAAGAGATTAAAGACAGTGAAATAAATAGCGAGAAGCTAACCACAAGAGACGAAAGAAAACTTGCCAAGACATTAAATAATTTAATTAAGTCTGATGGTATTAAAGAACTAGATAATTTAGATTTAAAAAGATTGCAACAAGTTATCGACAACATTAATAATGGATGGCTTCCACACTTAGCACAAGTTATGGTGTACAAAATTAATGCAGCTAACAAAAGCAAGGTGACCAACAAGGCAGTTAAAACTTCAAAACCTTTTAGTTCCATTGTAAGTGCTAAAAAAATTAGAGCAACTATTAATAAGTCATTAAGTGGTAAAACTAGCAAAAGAAAAAACAATGTATACCAACTTATATCTACAGGCTCACTTAATTACATTGACCTTGTACTAGGAAACCGTAAAGGCAAACCTATTTTTGAAAACATATTTGAGGGTAGTGCAAAGGCTTACAGCAATCAGGAAACCGATCAAGCTCTTGTAGATAAAAAACTTGATGAGGCATTAAACAAAATCATGTGGAAGTATAAGTATAATCCGAACAGTATAAAAAAATCACAGACTGTTCTTATGACTTATCTTTTACAACGAGAGTTCGAATCCAATCCTGGAAGAAAGGGAGAGGTTTATTCTGCGGCATCTTATCTAAAAGATACTATTGAATTTTATAAAGGTAAAAGTGAGTTGTCAGATCAGCGAGAGGCAAAGATGTTAGAGGAGGTACTAAAAAAGTATAGTAATGCTGATGGAGAGATTGAGGCGAAGACGATATACAAAAGTTTAAATAGAGCAGAAAGAAATGCTATAAAAGTTATTGACGAAGTTAATACAGGGTTAACAGAAAAAGCAGAGTATACTGCAGGAGTTATACAAGGGCAAATAATAAAACCTATTGTAAACTATATCCACCATTGGACACAACAGTCAGACAATCCTTACAAAGAGGACAATAAAGAGTTCAATGATTATATAAGAGGAACAAGTGTTTCTACTAAAGCTAAAACCATAGAGAGTCGTGAAACAGGATCAAGAGCATTAAACTTTGATCCGTTTGGTGCAACGAAACGAGGTGCTAGAATGACACTACTTGATTACCACATGACTCCTGTGATTAGAGAAACCAACATGACCCTAACTAAAATGAAGGAAGACTTGAAGGGTGAAAGCAGAGAGGTTAGAGAAATATTTGATGGTGTGGAGATGGCATACAAGCAGGTAGTTGAGGATGTTGTTGGACGAGGACTTAATAACTCAAGTGTTGGAGATGAAATTTTTACATACCTAGCAAAGACAGGTTATCGTAGTATGTTAGCAGGTGTTCCAAGAATGGGATTAGAAACAAGTGTAAACTTACTTAATGCTGCCGTAATAAATCCTTTAGGATTTAAGAAGGGTCTTAAAATAGTTACAAAAGATTTAAGTAGTGTAGATCAAGCAACCATAATAAGAAGGTTAAACTCTAAACAACAACAGCGTTTATATGGTGACCCATTAACGGGAAGAATGATAGAGCCAGGACTTATCCAATCAAACATGGGGGTAAGAAATAAAAAGGTAAGAACAGAAGTAGGTAATAGAGCTAAACAAATATCAATTTTCCTTTCTGCACCTAGAAAGGGACTAGAAATACTAGCGGATACAATGATTAGTGCTCCTGATAAAGCAGTAATGAGACCTTTATGGTATGGTACACTTGCTAGGGAATTTAAAAAACTTACAGGTAAAGATATAGACTTTAAGAAAATAGAACAAAATGATGAGGCGTATATGAATGCTAACAAGGAGGCACTACAAGAGGCTACTAAAATAGCTGATAGAGATTCCTTCTTCAGTGGTGCAACAGATAATCCTTTCATGGGTATTCTTAAAAATGTTAAACGCCAAGATGATAATCTTGGTAAAAAGATATATAAAAATGTGGATAGGTTTATGTTGAGGTTCTTACTTGTAGAGTATGAAAATACTAGACTTGCTGTCGATGTTTTGCTAAGAGGAGGAGAAATATCAAGAATAAAAGCAGGGCAACTATTAGCAGCGACAACTACACGAATGATATTATATAGTTCTTTTGTAGGAGTGTTAAGTAATATATATGCCGACTTGATGAGAGAGATGTTTGGCTTTGACATCGAGGATGAGGAAGAAGAAAAAGATATAGAAAAACAAATTGCTCAAGGAGCAGTATCTACAGTTAATACTTTATTATTTGGTAGGTCTTATGGACAAGTAGTAAGGGGTATAATTAATAATCCTTATGTGGGTACTGAATACTTTAATGAAAAGTATGGACAGTCTTTAAGAGAGGGAGAGTATGATCCTTACAAAGATGCCATAGGATTTTCTCCATATACTAAACCTACAGAAAAGGAAAAGGTACAAGGTAGAGACCCTTATCAACAGATTACTAAGTTAACAGGACCATATTCTGTTATGGCTAAAATAACAGGAAAAATAATTCAAGAATGGGGTAAAGAGGTAAGTGAAAAGAAAAAAATAGGAGAGGTTGATTTATATTTTACAAAGGTAGATGTAAATCCTCAGCGTGTGCTAATAGGGTTACAAGCCTTAGGTATGTTAAACTTAATGCCTTTCTTTAAGGATGTTAATAAGGCTGCTCAAAAAGAAGTGTATAAAGAATATAATAAAATTAAAAAAGGAGAGAGAGAAGAGAGAACAGAGAGAACAGACGAGAGAGAAGAAAGAAAAGAGAGAGAAGAAAGAGAGGAGAGATAATACTTAACGAAACCTAACGTATCTAAATTTTTTTGTAAAGGGAAAGTATGCCATGAGTTCATTGTCATTGGGTGCTCCATCCCGGATAGGTCTACCTCCCCATCGTATATCTCCCTTCAGGTTTTCAACAGGAGAGTAAATGATTCCATCCTCACACGCCCATAGCATTATAGGATTGAATCTTTTGTCTGCTAGTTTAACTAACTTACGAGCAGCTACAGGTAGAGGAAAGGCTTTGCTTATTTTTCTATTGCGTCCCTTGACTTCAACGTAGCCTTTAAGTTCTCCATCCTTATTAAATACCTTATAATCAATATCATGTTCTCCAAGTTTTTCAAATGACCCACCAAAAAGTTTTACATAAACTTTAATGGCTTTGCGTTCTCTTTCAATATCATCTTTGGTTTCAAACCTCATACGTCCATCATACAATTTATTGCAGTGTGACCACCTATTACAACCCCAACTCCTATCGCCTGCTTCTTAAAGTTCTTGGCATAAGCAGCGGCATATGAGGTTCTATCGAGACCACATCCTACCTGCATTCCAAATATTTTTTCATTTGTGCCACAGGTCCAATCCACGTAGGCCTGGGTATGTATATGGCCCTGGCACGTGGAAAACATATCGTTCTTGGCACGAGTCCTAGCTGTCCCTCCTTCTCCATGTACATACTGCACCTTGTCATATACTATTCTATCTTTCCAATTCCATTTAGTTCCAAGCACATCGTTATAAGATTTGATCCACTGCTTAGGTATAGCAGATGAGAAAGCCTTCCTCATTATCATGCGATCATGGTTGCCCACTATTACATCTGCCTTCTTAAAGGTTTCTTTCCATGGCTTTAACACCTTGATGGCTGCACTAAGTTCATCACCACCACTCATCCCATTCGGGTCGGTTGAATGAAATGAGGCATAGTGGTTGTCTATAATATCTCCTATGAATATTACGTGATTACAATTATAAATATTATAAATGTATTTACAAAATTCAAAGTACCCATCCTGGATGAAGGGTGCGTGTAAGTCTCCTATCACTAGAATCCTTCTCTCTTTTTTGTTTAGGTTTTTAAAAGCCTCCAATCTTTTTCCTTGGAGTCTTGGTCTAATTGATTTCATCTTCTAACGAATCTAATAAAACTTTCAGCTCACCAATCTGTTCCTTGAGGACAGACTTTAGTTGCTCGTATTCCCGGTCTATTAAGTGTTCGTAAATTTGATTATTCTTTTCGTGCAGACCCTTCATCATAATGTTAATATGATTTAAGCGTTCCCGTTCTACCGCACTTGTATTCATGAGTGTACACAAATATACTAAATAAAAAGATAGGTTACAATAGCAAATAGTTTGATTTTAATCAAACTACATCAAACAAATCAAACTTTTATTATAAAAAGTTTGGGTTTTTCCCAACTGTTCCCAACTTTCCCAACTTTTATTTCCCCCTAATGATAAAAAGATACGGTGTCGTACCCAAAAAGATACGGTATCGTGTCCAAGAATCTGAACAATTTTGTTTAAGAATCTGAACACAGAAATAGTTTGGACTCAACACCACTCCAAACCACTCCAAACTTTGCCCATTTAGGGGCAAGACTATAACATGGTTAGTGTTTATAAGGGTTTCAGCCTGCCCATTTAGGGGCAAGACATAAATTATCCCCAAACAATGGGTAAATTATTTGCATGATGGGTAAAGAAAAATTATAGGCATAAAAAAAAGGGATGACTTACCATCCCTTCTATCGGATAAACCGCTATTTAAAACATATGAGGCTATAAATATAGTAATTATTTTTTATTTTGCGAAGGAGATTTAATTTTTCTTATCTCATATAGGATATCTTCCTTGTGTTTCTTTGCTTTATTACTCCAGGTTTCCCACCACTCATTAAATATATCTTCTTTCTTTGATCCTCTATCTTCTATGTGTAACACTATCTCAGGCTTAACCTTTTCAATAGCCTGCTCCTTATTCTCGGCATGAACAATGGTGTAGTGGGTGGTATCGTATACCTTCTTTGAAGTATCGTATTCACTTTCAATTAGTTTGGTGTGCGTTATCTTGTATGTTCTCATGTTTAAAAATTTGATTTAAGTTTATGTAATCTAAGTAATCATCTACATCAATCTCCTTCATGGATATGTAGATTGGTATCCCCTCCACAGGTTTATAATATTCTATTTCAAAAAACAATGGCTCTTCAAACTTAACTACACCACCTACCTTCTGAACCTTTCGGTCTTTCTCAGGGAGGAAGTAAGCGTTCAAGTCTATCAGACCTGCTATCTCTATTGAGTAATCCAATCCAATAAGTTTCATGTCATCTAAGAATCTCTCATCAATCTCGAAGTGCCCATCATCCTCCTCTATATATTTCTGTTCTGCATCCATGGTCTTTTAGTTCTTTTAATCTATACTCCTGTAACTTAGACACCTTCCCTTTGGGTGTCTTCACTTCACTGAATAAGACCTCGCTGTCCTTTGGTATGGCAACGAGATCAGGTATTCCATTCTTGTTAGTCTTGACTAACTTAATAACGTAGTATCCTTCAGCTTCAAGTTGTTTGATTCGTTTAGATTGGATTTGTTGCTCGGTCATCTTCTAGCTTTGCCTCTTTACTGTATGGTTTTTTTGTAACATCTAGTTCAATACCATTTAAGCATTTTAATATGTTAACAATGAAGTCGTTATGAAACATTGTGTCTATACTCTTATTGTTTTTACCCTCAACAATACCAATCCAAGGGTGCTTTATTCCTAGCTGTCTTCTTTGTATAGGGTGTCCATACTTTCCTTCAAGAGCGTTAGCTGCTTTCATTATTTCTTTATAGCTGTGAGTTCCTATAGTTTTACTCAGCTCCTTAGCACTTGTGAAATTTTCTTTAATCATTTTTTTTATTTTTAAAGTTAACAGTATACAAAGATAGGTATGGTTCAACATCTTTTAGTTTAGCGAACTTAATGTACCCCCCTTCCTGGTCTAAAACTTTTACCATGGAGATTACAATCTTGGGTTCACCATCTATTAGTTCATAGTTATATCTTGTTATTTCTAAGCTACCTACTTTTTTCATATTTAATTATTATAAAGTTACAAAATTGTTTTTAAAATTTATCAGCAATCTTACCCACTAAAATCTGAGCCTCTTGTTTTTTTAACTCGTTCTTCAGGTAGTGTACTTGTGCTGCATAATAGTTGACCGAGTTGGTTAACTCAACCTTGAGTCTCATTAGTTCTCCGATCTTCTCTTCCTTGGTGTGAAGAAGTTTATTTAGTCTCTTAATTTGTTCGTCCTTTGTCATTTGAAATCTTTTTTAAAATGGTTAATAGTATAATCTTTCTTCTTGGTTACTGCTTTATATATCTGTCTCTCAATACCACCCCTAGCAAAAACCCAATACACATCGTTGTGTAGCCTATCTTTGGTGGTCATCCTATCTCTGCTCTGCCAATACGAGGTGGCACTAAAGTCAATGTTATAATATACAAGTGCTTGTGCTTTCTTCAAAGAGATTCCCTCTCGTCCACTTACAATTTGTAATGCAATACATTTATCAGTGGTGTTAAACTCCTCCAACTCTGTGGTTAATCCATCCTCAAACACTTGTTTAAGTGCAGCAAGTTCTGCCTTGAACTTATAGAAGATTCCAATCTTCTGTCCTTTGAAATGCTTCTTAATAAACTCAGCCTTGCTAAAGTCCATGACCATGGAATGACCGGACTCAAACTTCACAGTCCCTGAGAATATCTGATGCAGTTTCATCATCAACTTTACAGGGGTGTCGGCAAGTATTATCTGCTCCTTCCCTTCCACTACCAAATCCTTTTGTAATCGCTTGGCAATCTTATATGTGTCCTCCTCCATCTCTACCTCTAAAACTTTCTCGGTAGTCTTGACTTTAAATCCTGCGTTCTCCTGAGAGAAACGGATAGTATATGGACTCATCCTATCTAAAATTGTTTTAAGTCCATTAGAGTAGTCGTTAATGAGCAATGCGTTGATTCTGCGTTGTGTTACTTTCACATAGTCATGAGCAAACTTATAAAAGTTTTTGTATTCCTTGAATGGATTGTTAGGAATACCATACACCTGGTGATACATCTGTGAGTATGACTCAGGTGTAGGCGTTCCCGACATCAGGATGACACGACTCCTGTGTTTTTGGATCAAAGCCTTCACAGCTTTTGCTCTATTGTTTGGCTTAGCAAATGCACCAAGACTGTGTGCCTCATCACATATTATTACATCCCACTTAACATCGGGTAGCTTATGCATACTCTCGTAGTTGATTGTAAATAATACAAAGTTAGCAGGACACATCATATCAAAGTCTGAAGTTATAGAACTGATCGCTTTCTTCTTGGTTAAGAACAATACATTTTCCACATTCAGTTGTTCACAAATACCTAGACTTGTTAGCGTCTTACCTGTCCTTACCTCCATCGCAAGATACAAGAAGCCATGGACTTGGATTATAGATGTTCCTAACTCTATAATTGCTAATTGATAATCTCTATACTCTATCATATCGGAAGGCTTGAAGTTTGTTCTACGTCTTGTACTCTCTGAAAGACTATCCATCTTCCATTACTATCTCTACCCTCCCTCGGACTTACTTGATACTTATATAATGCATAAGACTTTAACCATCTATAGAAGGTTGTTCTACTGATAGTCATCTTAGCCTTTGGTCCATAGTCAGGATTCTCGGATATGAAATCAAAGTACAACTCCTGCTTATATAACTTCTCATTGTCTCGTAATGAATTGTTTCCAGGTTGCCCATCAACTAAACCACACCACTCAATAAAATCATGGCAAGTCTCTGCTGACAACTGTCTAATCTTTAGATTAACAAAGTCACTTTTAACTAATCCTTTATCTAAGTAAAGTTGTAAACAACCTATCATGTAGTTGTCGAAAACACACCACTCTTCCTCATCCCAATCCCCAAACATTAACTTACCAAACTCATCAAGAGGAGTGTAATGTTTTGAATAGTGTTGGTGTAACTCCAACTCCCACTTCCTCCTTGCAAATGAATTACCTGCACCCTTGATTGCATAGTTCGTAGTGATGGCAATCTTAGGGGACTTAGAGAATGGTATCTTGATAGCGTCCTTGTTCTTCTTCTCAAGTGTCAGTCCCTCAGTTACAACCGAGAACAATCTCTCAAAGTCAAAGTGTTTCTTCACATCATCAAAGCAAAGTATCTGCGTGTCTGCCGATACAAGTTGGTACGCAAAACTCTTTTCAAATGCAAACGACTTACCATCAATCACTACCACCTTCTTCATCTTCTGCATGGCATTCATAAACAATCCCTTGCCTGTGCCACCTTCAGGGTTCTCTGATATTACCTCATCATTTAAGATGATAGCAGGACAGTAACTTAAGTTCTTATATCCATGCATCATGTATCCAAGTGTAGACTCCATGGATGTGGCACGACTTGAGTCTTGCTTACATATATTGCTAACAAATTGTTTGAAGTCGCAGTTGATTACACTGCACTGTGTAAAGTTTCTATTTATAACATGGTCTTTCCAAACGTATCCACCCAAGTCCATGTAGTCTATGGTGGTAATGGTGTTCTTGGATATCTTAACT